GTTTAGTATAAATACCAGTTATATTTGACGGAAGATTAAGTGACATATATCCCTCGCTTAAAAATTCAAACTCGGGATAAATCTATTATAACATATATTAAAAATCAGTGTTAAGCCATAATTGATACGTGTAATTATCCGTGATACCATTCGGTTTACTAATTGCTATGTCAAGCTGAATTCCATCATCCGTGAAAGACGCTTCTGTATTGACTTCTGAGGCATATCCTTTATCAATAAGCCATTGCAGAGCGGTATTACAATATTCAGTTCCGAGATTTAATTTATCCTGGGTTTTCCTGCCGTTTACCAGCCATAAATAAGAAAACTGCATACCCGTGATATTTACAGCCCAGTATCCGCCCCGTTTAAACGGTTGCGGCACTTGTTCCTCAGTTGCCCTTTCGTTTAAGAACAAACTCATTAATATTGCAGTTTCAAGGCCGTCGTCTTGAACGAAATCTCCTGAATCATCGTCAAAATCAATATCAAAGACTCCGTCAGTTTCAACAATTTTTATTTCGCCTGATAAATCGCTCATTTTATTCTGGCTCCTCCGTATTTACGTTAATGCCGGTTACAGCTCCTGTAGGTGGTCCACCTGGAACAACAGTAACCGATGTCTCTAAATCAGGCAATGGGTGCGTATGTGTTTTTAAACTTATTCCATCTGCCACAACATCGCCACCTGTAACTATTATATCACAATCTGTTGTTACTTGGTTTGCAGATATAACAACATCTTTTTCAGTTGTTATATTTATGTTTCCGTCTTCATCGAATTTTATAACTGATCCAACTTTGAAATTACCAGTTTCAAACTCTCCCTCTTTTAGATTTTTATTCCTGTCAAAAGCAGATAATGGAATTATAAATCTATTTGCTTCATTACCATTTAGACAAAATAATAAACAAGGTGAATTTTTAGGAGGTGATCCGTGCGTACCATAAGATTCACAAACAAGAGAATCAACAAGTTTTTCTAGATATGTTATCTGAACATAAGGAAACAAACTATCGTCTTTCATTTCTTTTTTTGTTTTTGCAAGTTTAATCGTCATATCATAATCCTAATTGAGAAAAAATATCGTCTTTCTTGTTAAATTTTGACTCGATTCCTTTTTGCTGTTCTTCAAGGGTAAACGCATCTTTGTTTACCAAACTTATATCTGTAAACGTACCATCAAGCGATTTTATATATCTGCAAGATTTAATTAATAATTCAGCATCAATTCCGAACCTTTCATCAATAACTTGGATTAAATTATTAGGTTCTATTAACACCGTACTTTTTGCATCAAGATAAAAGCCTCTTATTCTGCAATTATACTGAAATCCTTTTACACGTCTTATGTTTGATTCCCATTTTGCCCGGTCTGAGTTTGTTTGCAGATCACTTGATATGTCCGAATTAATAACCATTATGCGGCCGGCCCTTATATTTAAATCCTGTGCTAAACTTTTTTTGGAAACCGTCGAATCATTAAATAACTGGTCTATGGGATTTCCCTGAGAGATAACGATATATTCCCGGAATCTTGAAGCGTCATTGTCTTCAAAATCAGAACGCAATATATTATTTTCAGTGCCTCCGATTTCTTTTTTTAAAATGGTTGTATATTTACCTGATCCTGCCCGTGTTAATATAACATCACCGTCGGAGTTACTTGTTATTAATAATTGCCTCATTCTGCAAAATTTTTGCAAAAATTCAAACGCATTATCCCCTATTTTCGCACTGGCAAGTTCGGATTTTGAAAATCTGCGGACCGTTAATCCTTGTTGCATTTTTACATTAATACCTGTTATTCCTAAGGATCCGAGAACTCTTTTAAACATTGTAAGTATATCAACAGATGTCTTAAAATCTATGTCACTTTTTATATAGCTATCAACAAGGTCCTGAACCTTGTCCCTACCTCTTAATCGTATTTCTGTAGTTTCCGGATCAGAATAACCGCCTATGCTATTTGTAAATCCGGTCATTACTTTATTATCATCAATCCAGATTTCGCACTCATCACCCTTTGATAACGGAAAAACATCAGCAGCAGTATTGCTTGCCTTAAAATTAAATTCTCCTGCCGCAGAACCTAAGGACCGGAAGAATTCCATATAAGTAAAGTTATGATATAGGTTTCCGTTTACGTTTATGCTTAATAAATTACTCACTTAATATTTTAACGCTCCCTTTAATAAATCCCGGGTCATACGGCTGATTTAAATAAAATAAATCATCGTATTTATCAATGTCTCCGTAATTATCATATGCAAGCAACAAGATACAAGTCGGCTGTACCGTTGTTGTTGTCACGTCTGCAAGGTCAAGGCTATCAAGATATGCTAATGTATTTGTCCTTAATGTATCAAGTTCAGCAATTACATCATTATCAAGGTCCTGCTTAATGTCTTCATATTGATCTTCTATTTCTGCCCTGGCAACCGCAAGCTCATCATCATTTGCAAATTCAATCTGTGATATAGTACCGTATGCCATAGCAAGAGCATTTACGTTTATGCAATCGTTTATTGCCTTAAATGTTTTTTTACGTTCAATATGGGCCATTGTGTCTTCATTAATTGTATCGTCTTCAGCACCAAAACTAAACATAGATTTCCATATTTCTAATTGAGATTTATTATCACTTGATGCAAAACTAAATGTATTAAATAGATTTTTTAAAGCAAGTCCTAATGTTGCTGGAGCTACAGCATAACTTGCAATTTTATCTTGAAAATCAAGTATCCCCTCATTAAGTTCATTTGCCTTATCCGCAACTTTGTATGTCAAAGATGCTGCATTATCAAAAGTATCAAATACATCATTTAATTTAGTAGCCGTAAGTATTGCATTATCGCTGAAAACTGCGGTTAGTGAGTCAAAACCATCCTCAATCACGCCAAGAACTGTATCAATACCTCTTAAAATCAAAGGCTTTGTATTTTCGGAAGTATCAGGATATGACGGGTTGCTGGCCTGTTGAAATGTTACAGTAAATCCGGAAATACCGAATCTTTTATCCATTTCTTTTAATTCGCAACTTATTGCAGCACATAGTATTTCACCCTGGTACGGGTGTACCAGTTTTCCAAGACTAGGTTCTTCAAGCTTTTGTTTAAGCCTGTTTCTTTTTTCAAGTAGTGATGGTCCCTTAACATATAAATCAATTTGAAACTGATCTTCTGCCAAACCTAAAAATTCAACCTCAGTCCTGTTTGAATCCGGGTATTGATGCGGAACTGTTTTCTGCCCGAACCTGATACTTGAGTTTTCTATCAGTACAGAAACTCCCTTATATTTTGCTTGTCTTAGTCTTCCTAATAGTGCTAAATCCATATTAAAACCTCTAGTTATTGACCCATATTAAAGCCTAAATTAAAAGGCAAACCTTCGTTTGTTGATGAATAATTTTTAATCATTTTCCCTGGATCGTGAAAATAGATATTAACATCTGATTTCCCTTGATTAACTGGCGTATAATTAATATCTGATTGTTCTTTTTTCCAAAAATCTCTGTTTCTTATTAGTTTATCCCTCTCTCTAGACTTAACTAGGGATCGTCCACCTTCGTACATTGCTTGTCCTATTACTTTGAAACCACCTATTGGTAATGATTTAAGTAAAAATCCTACGTCACGCATTATTTTATAAAATCCTATAGCAAAATTATTCATCAGATCATTTACTCTTTGTATAACCCAATATACATACATAAATGCACCAGCAATAATAAGAACAGATTTCCCGGCAGTTAATAATACAGTACTACCTAATATTTTAACTATATACGACAAAACTAATGCAACAGGCGTTGATATTGCAACAATAGCACCGAATCCAGTTATTAATTTTCTTATATCTGGATCTATATCTTCTAATGTTTTTGAAAGTTCTTTTGTTTTGTTGTTTATCATTTCTACATATGGAGCCAAATCTTCTCCTAATAATTTACTTATTGCCGAAAAGCTACCTCTTAACATTTTTAATTGCTGATCGGTTGATTTTAAATTTCTGTTGTATGCGTCTTGTAGTCCAGTGTTTTCTATTGTGTCTTTAGCTATTTTTCTCATTGATCTATCAATTATATCAAGTTTATCAGAAGATAACGTCATTAATCCTGTAAAAGCTCTTATATTAGGTATTGCTAAATCAAGGGCATCTGGATATTTTTTATTTGCAACAATTACTTGTTCAAGAACTTTTCTTAAACCAACAGCCTTTATCTGCGTCCTTCCGTGTGCTATCCCTAATTTTTCTAATATTTTTCGTGCTTGTGTTCCCGGCTTAGATAATGCACTTAAAGCACCTCTTAAAGCTGTCGTAGCCTCATCAGTGCTTAAACCTCCAAGTGTTACAGCAGACATTGTACTTAATAATTCTTCAAAACCTACGCCTGCGACTTTAGCAATAGGAGCAACCTTACCGACGTTATTTGCTAACTCCGATACAGTAGTTTTACCAAATATCTGTGCAGAATAAAAAGCATTTGCTACATCGCTTGCTTTTGTTGTTTCTCTCCCGTATGCGTTCACAACTGATGTTATACCGTCAAGAGACGTGCTTAATTCAGCATTACCACCTATTGCTAGTTTTTGTGCTTGTTCATAAGCGTTAAATGCCTGATTGCCTGATCCTAATGCAGATACAGTATCAAATAATCCCTTGTTTGAATCATCAATAGTAAAACCAGTTTTTACAGCCTGTAATTGTAAAGAATTTAATTTACCTGTATATTTTGTTATTTCATCTTTTTCCATAAGTCCCTGAACATTTAATATACCTCTTTCCATCTTTGCGAAATTTCTTACAGATGCTACACCTATTGCAGTCGCAGCTAGTGATGCATATCTCATGTTGTTACCAAAACTTCTTATTTTACTACTTGCCATAGACGTTTTCTGAGAAAAAGTTTTAGCCTTATTTCCTGCACCTGAAAAAGCACCATCCAGACCCTTAACGTTTTTCTTAATAGTATTAAGATTCTGAGACATCTTGTCTATAGCTTCAAAAATATATGCAACTGAATAATTATCGGCCACGATTTTTTACCTTCTCAATTTCTTTTTTCTCTTGGTTAATTATGATATCTGTTTCGTCTAAGACATCTAAGAATTCAGGTATGCTTAAACTATCCAAGTATTCCATCGTTAACCCTCCGCCGAAGTATTTGATTACTTGAAGTTTAAGACGTAAAAAGTCTTTTATATACTTCGGCTGATACCTAAAAAATTTATAATATACTTCCCTAAAATTTCTTTAGTATCGATAACCGAAAGTTCGTCAAAGTGTTCTTTTTTCATGGGTACAGTGTCTATAAGACAGCTTGCTTTTGTTGTTTGTTTAGTTAGTATTTCTTTTAGAGCATCAAAGCATTTATTCATATCAGCACCGTTTTGTATCATTTCGCTTATAATTTCTGAAGGTTCAGGAGTTTTTTCTTTTTCGGAACCTTGCATTTTTTTAAGCTGTTCTATTTTTGATTCGGACATATCTTTTACCATGTCCATACTTTTTTGAACTGCGTTTGCTCTTGATTTGTTAAATTCAACATCTATTATGTTTACTTCTTTGTAAACTTTATTTGTAGGAGCAAATATTTCTACGCTTTGAGCTTCGATAATATCTCCGTCAACAGTTACAGAAACAGGAGATTTTAAATTTACACTTATTGATTTTACGTTTTTTTCTTTTTCACTCATTAAACACCCCGGATATTTTTATTTTAAAACCGTTTTTATTTAGGAAGCGGATCTCCTTCACATTCAACTTCTATAACAGCGTCGTTGCTATCTGGATATTCCGGATCGTTAATAACACTCATTCTTTTATAATTTTCATAAACACCACCTACAACAAAACGGATGGTATTTGCACCTGTATTAAGTTTCCAATTATCAACATCCCTTGCACTTATGTCAGTTGGCTTTACGGAAAACTTAAAATAACTTTTTGCAGTCTCAAGGTCTGTACTTGCAACTGTTTCAACATTTCCATTTCCAAGACTTTGAGTCATGACTTTTGTTTCGCCACGTCCTTTTTTTCTTGTTACCGATCCAGGAATTACCGGTATCGGTTTATCATTAACAATGACACTGCCGTCAATTAAAGATGTCATTTTTTTACCCTCCGTACATCATTTTAAAAAGATGATGAAAAATTAGTTTTCAACGTGCTTAATACTTCTCTAAGCTGTGTAACAATAGGCCATTCGTTACTTGATGTTATACGACCAAGCACAAGACTTATTGTTACGCTCATGTTATCAGTAAAATATTTTGATGCTTCTTTGCTTTTTGGTACAAGGGCATAATCCCCAAGTGTTTCAAAATAATCAAGCATCTTAGAAACAAAATCAGCCTCGTCAGTCATGGAATAACCACGCACAAGGTTGCCGCTTGTTAATCTGCTCTGTGCATAATCTGATTTAATATTATTGAAAATATACTCTGCGCAAACAGACATTGTGTCTACTGTGTTTAAGTATTTCCATGTTGTGTCAACGTTTCCGGCTGCATCTGTTTTGTATGTAGTCCTTATCTTGTCAAGGATAACCTGATTTCCTGCGTTGTTATTTCCCATTATACAACCGCCGGCAGTAAATAAATCTGATTTTTCAGTATCCGTCCAACCTCTACCATCTGGTTGTATTGGAGATCCGAAAATAGGAGTATTTGCATAAGGTAATGAAGCAATATGCATACCGCCATAACCATCTAAATCACCTCTTATGCTTGCAGGGGTGAAATTAACAATATTTGCATCAGTCATCAATCTTACTGCACGAGTAGCAGCAACACGAGCCGCAGCAACAAAGTCAAGTTCAAGGTCTTCACCTCCATCGAAATTATCCTCTGCAACTTCTTTATTGCAAAGTATAACAAGATTTTTAGAATTTAAAGCATCTAGTACAGAAACCAAATCTGCTTTTGCGTCAGTTGCTTTTAGTATAGCAACACCGTCTTTGATTGCATTTGCAACATTAAATCTTGGATCAAGAAAATCAGTTGCTAAGTCTGTTCCGTATTCATACGGATATGTCATTGTCTGATATCTTATTTTACTTACAACATCAAGCAGACTTGTTAATGTCGGGTCTGTTGCCCCTGCAGAAAAAGGAGTTAACGCAACAACCAAAGATCCAAAAACATAATCATCGCCTGATTTTGCAAGTCCGTCTATTTTTATAGTCGCTGTATTAAAAATTGTACCGCCGTTGTTAGCTTCTATATCAACGGAGCCGTCTTCATTATCTGTAACAGTAACAGGTAATTCAAGCAAATCAACAGCCGCAGCAAAATCAGCAGCCGTGTCTGTGGATGGGTCATCGTCAACTGCAATAGTAAGTTCAACGTCTTCACCCATTATGTTAAAATTCAAAGTTCCGTTTTTATCTGCGGTTCCTGAAAAAGTAACAGTTGCTTTTGATTTAGTAGCTCCGCCAGCGTCTTCCAAAGGAATAACGTCAACCCTCGGTAAATTAGGGCTTGGAGCCTGGTCAAACACATCAAATACCGCATTAAGAGCAGCACCCAAAGCAGATTGATCATCAAACTTATCGTCTATGTCTGATCTTTCAATATCGGTATAAAGTGTTTTTTCAATTGCCGAACCTGTAGAAAGTTTCTGACCTATAACAAGTAATTTCTGAGTATCAACACCTGAAGGTAGGCTTGCAGATTGTTTTGTTATTGAAACATATGGATTTTTTGCCTGTGACATAATTAACCCTCCATTTTTCCGTGGGAGGATTAATTATTATGCTTAATTATAACACAATTTATTAAATCAACACAATTTTTTTAATATATTTATGAAAAGTCCTCATCTTCATTAAGTGTACCATTTACCTGCTTTTTGACTTCTTCGTAATCGTCAAATTCCATTTTAATACCTATCTGGAAATCCCTAAAAGCTCTTGTTTCACCTATTGGCACGGAATCAGCATTTGTTATATTAAATACATTTTCAAAATCAAATCTGTGGACATAATATGCCTTTGTGTATGATTCTCCGGCATCACCAGCGAATACAGCACAATATTTTATCCCTTCATCCAAACCGCTATCAAATTCAGCACCATGCAGACATTTTAATATATACTTCCTTAATGTATAAATATAGTTTATGGCAGATCTAGGGGTGGTTTCATCCTGAGTAGGTATTAAAACATAGACGCTGAAATCTTCAACGCATTCGGTTTGCAAATCTTCTTTTGATTGCTTTTTATTTTTTGCATCAGAAAAAATATGACGGTCCGCACTTGCCAGGACATTACCCATGACAACAAATATTGTATACTTGGTTAATGGTTCTGACTGATTTTCAATATAGTCCATAATATCCTGTTCAGAGCTTAATCCGTCAATTCTTATATTGTTTAATACGGTCCCGGATAAAGAATAAGGTTCAAGTTCATATTCAACATCATATTTTACCGTATTATCATCATTATCAATTGTTACCTCTTTTCTGCCAGAATATCCTCTTGATTCCAATAAATAAAAAGTCCCGGTCGGCTCAACCGCAGACTGAATTGTTATTTTGTCATTTTCTGGAACTTCTATTAACGTTTTTTCTCCTGAGAAATCACCAACAAAAGTAACTGTTTTAGTTATGCCGTTTTCCTGTTCAAGTTCTGAATATGTCTGATCATGATCTTCTTCTGTTGTTAAAATCCATTCGTTATCATTATCTCCTGCCGTAACATCTGTTATTTCAAGTTTGCAATAAATACCTTTTATATTTGCATGAGTATCAGAAACTAAGTCCGCATCAACGGTTAATATAACCTCGTTCCCGTCAATAACGGCATTAGTAACATTAACAACGTCGCTGAAATCTTCTGTATATTTCGGCAGTTGTGATTGTATTTGAGCGATAATGTCTTCTAATTTTGCGATATCACACCTCTTTTTATTTACCCTTAATTTGTCTATTAATTTCCTTTATGACAATATTTCTAAATTGCTGATGCATCCTGTTTACAGTATACCCAACTAATTTACGTTTTGCCATTTTTCTTGTACCTTCTTCAAGATATTTTGCATAAGTTGTATCAATTCCTTTACTCGGATTTTTTATACCGAAAATCATCTTCTTATAAGTAAAAACTTTAAAAGCAACTGCACCCCTTAATGTTCCAAAGATCCTTTGTGGATATTCCCCGGGTGCAGATGAAGTTCTTGTAAAAGAACCGCCGCCAGGTCTTTTGTGTGTGTATACCTTTCCTGATCGTCCTCCGAATTTTAATCCTTTCTGTAATGATTTTCTCATTACTCTTGCACCTTCAGTGTATCCTCTTTCTATTGCGTGTCTAACTTCCTGACCCATCATGTCTAACTTAAGAAATACTTTTTTATTTCCAGAGTCCTGTTTTATTCTTATCATGATTTTATCACTCCATTCATGATTTAGACCCGTCCTTTGTATCGCTTCCGGTTTCAGTGCAATAAAGCAACATAAATTGACCTTCGTTTGCTGTTTCTATTGATTCTATTTTAAATCTATTATTATTAAACTTAACCCAATATTCACTTGTTAATCCTGATATCGTACGTATTTTAAATATATGAGTAATAGCACCATCAACAACAATGCCGGAAAATTTATCAATCCCGGATCGTGTTTCTATATCAGCCCATACAGTCCATACAGTTTCAAAACTATAAACAGATTGAGTATTTTTATATTCAACAAGTCTTTTTTGAATTTCTATTCTATTTGACATTGACCCGATGCATAATTTCTTTTTTTTAGAAGATATATATTTACTTCTGCAAGCCATATCAGTAATGACATCCAGTATTTATTATTCGGTTATTTTTATATATCAACTGACAAGTTAAGGGCAATAACATCTTTTCAAATTCATTTACGTCGACACAATCGCCTCTGTTTTCGTATAAATATCCAACATGTGTTTTTATTGCCATTAAAATATCAGCCGGTATGTCGGCTGCGGTAGTACCGTATCCTGCAACAAAAGTAATTTTAATTGCTTCGGGATGAATATCATAATCTGATTCTGGTAAATCAATTCCATCAATTTTTCCAAAAATACCGCCTTGAGCTAAATCATATTCTGTTGACGCAAGTAAAACATAAGAACCATCGACCATATATTCTATCTTTATCAAAGAACTATAGGGACCTCTGCGTAATGTTAAATCTTGATGAATAGAATCCCTGCAATTTTCATAAGTAGCATTTAATAAATCGCGGTTCATTTGTTTTTCAGCCGTCTTAATAGCTGCGGTTATCATTGCCGCAATTAATGTATCTTCTGTAGACTGATCGACACGTAAAAACAATTTCATATCAGATGTTGATATTAACGTAGCTGATGTTTTAGAAATTTGTTTATAGGTATCGTTCATAATTCCGTCCTTAAACTCGAGAGCCGGAGTTACCTTACATCCCGAGTTTTTTGTAAAGTATTCCGGCTCTCAATATCTCAATCCTCCCACGGATTAAGAAACTTTTTTATTCTGCGGTGTAAGTAGGCTGATGTGCAGCTCTACCTTTATAAGCAATACCAGAAGCGATAACATTTACGCTACCAGCTCCGGCAACTTTTGCCCTGACATATCTTTTGTTACCAACGTAACCGATATGTGCTGTTTGTGATCCTGTGCTTGAAATAACCAACGCACCTATAAGCTGAGAAGAATCAACTGTGTCTTCATCACTCATGTCTGATTCATCACCTTCATAGATTGCGATAGTTATCGACGTTGCTGTTGTTATTTCAAAATTGAAACAAAAATCAAGTGCTTCATAACCTTTAGTATCAATAGTTTCACCAGTATGTGTATTGGTGTCCGCAATTTCCTGAGAATCTAAAGCACTATCAATGTCGGCTTTTGTCCTTATATCGTACATAATTTATCTAACCTCCATATCCCTATTTTTTATTAGGCTGCTGTTTTTAGCACTTTAAATGCTTCGGCTATGGCCACCTGACCGTTATTCCATTGTTTCCATGTGAATTCTACTATTCCGGTTCTCTTGCTTGTGTAATCATCTCTGATTAGAGAGATTCCAACAGCGTCAAGGATGTAATAACCATAGAAGAAATCACCTACCATAACAGAAAGAGAGCTCCCTGCAATATCTGCCATGTTTGGCATAATAACAAAAGGCTTACCTGCAATCTGGTTAGGCATTGTTTCACCGCCTGGTCTCCACAAGAAGTTACCGGCAGTATCTTTTTCAACCCTTAATGTATAAAGGGTGCTTTGGTTCATTGCAAAACGAGCGTTTGGAAGATATCCAGATTTAGGATATTTAAGAAGACCGATAACGTCAGCAAGTCCAACAACACCACTTGATGCTGAATCGACTGTGTTATCTGTTATATCAGAATTAACCAAAATTCCTTCAGGCTGTTTCTTTCCAGTTCCTAAAAGAAAGCAATAGTTTTCTTTCTGTGCAAAACCCATTGCTGCATCTTTTGTAAGCTGAGAAATCATGTCAGTCATTGAGAAGTTTAGAGAATCCCAGGTTATTTTACTTGTCAAACCTAGCCTGTAGGCTGTAAGTGTTTCAAACCTGTAAGTTGATTCGTCTTCCTGATCTGATTCAGATTCACCCTCGTAATATGCAACTGGCAAAGTAGTCCTGATTGCAACGCTAAGAGACTTCACCTTTGACGCAAACTTTCTGCACAATGCACGTACGGGATCGATTTCTTCAACTTCTTCCATTATCTGGTTGTACACAGAGTCAGGGACAAGAAAACCACCGTCTGCATTACTGTCAGTCCTGAGATATTTTTTATCTGTAGGAATCTGCTGGTTGTTAAGAATTTCTCCGTTATTCATCTTTACGATTTCTTCCGGTTCTATTCCTTTCATTACATAGTCTTGCAGACCTTCGTATTCTTTACCAAAATGTTTTTTGTTTTGTTTTGCATCAGATGGCTTCATGTTGCTAAGATTAGCAATTTCTATTTCCATATCCTTGATGCGTTTTAGGTTTTCCTCACCGTTGTTATCCTTTATTTCCTTGATTGATTCTTCAAGATGTCGGATTTTTGTTTCGTGAGCGTCTTTTTCTGTTTGAATTTTCTGCAACGTCTTGTCTTTTTCATCAAGCGATGCCTCTATTTTTTTTACCTGCTCTTTTGCTTCACTTGATAATGAATTAACCTTATCCTCATAAGTTTTTTTATCATTTTCAGTATTTTTGAGTTTATCCTGAAGATCCGCAAGTATTTTGTTCGATTCTTCCAATTGTTTTTTAAGTTCTTCGTTCATTAGACGAGACCTCCGATCCAAGTTTTTTTATTCTTTCAAAAAACTCATTAAGACCGGCATCTCGCAGGCTGGCTTCTTGATCTTTTTCGTATCCGGTTTGTCCTTCCCGAACAAACTTTTTAATCTTTGATATAATTATATTACACTTCTTTGTGGAAAGTCCACAAGTTTTTAAATAATTATCAATTTCTCTTAAATTCGTTATGTCTTCAAGCGATTTTTCAAAAGGGGAAACTATATCCTCATCATTAAATTCAGAACGCATTTTCGCATAGTATTTATTTATGTTGGTTATTACACCTTTTTTTTCTGAATCAGGAATATTAACTCCGCCTCTTGCTCCTGACATTGCGCCGGCCGCAGCAAATATAGCACGTGGAACAGCAACAAGTTTTCCATCTATAACATCGGCAATTGGTAGTTTATAAGACCCGAATTTGTCATCACTTTCTTTATCATACCAAAGAAAAGCTTTTTTATATTTTGAACTTGGAGAATCTTCTGAATCAGTAAATGATCGTACCCTGCCCAGGGCAGAAGATTTATCCCATTCTCTTTCTCTGTCTGCAAGTGGCAAATTCTGGTAAGGCACAACTGATTTCATATCTGTTATCATTGCTTCAGGATTTGCAGGAATAGTAACAAGTGAAATTTCCCATAATGTTAATTTCTGCAAATAGCAAATGCCGGAATTTTCATCATAGTTATATTTTTCTATTGAATAACCTATAGACATAGACTTAACAGATCCGATTTTCATTTGAGGAACTACTCGTCCCCTGACAAAATCATCATCAAGAGGCATTTTTCCTTCTACATATAATCCTTTGTCATCTTCATAACATGAAACAAATATACCGATAGGTTCTCCCCAGTTATGCTGCCACAGAAGCATAGGCATGAATTCTTTTAAAGAATCAAGAAACGCACCCCTGACAACAACGTCGTCAACACGGTCTAGATTTCCAAAAGTAGAACCATATCCTTTAAATGTAAAATATTTAGTACCGTTTTCTTTTGTTTCTTTTGTCTCTATTATAGAAAAAGGTACTTTTATATGTTTTACTTCTGCGGATTTTCTATCCTTCATTTCAAACTCCTTTTGTCACTGTCATTATAGATTCACAGCGACAACGCATTACATTTTTAAGACTTGCTCCATGTCCGGTATCGCCAGGATACATAAGATGTTCACCCCAAACCGTAAATAAACTATTTTGAGGAACCTTTTGACCGTGTGCTTTTACGTGTTCCGGTCTGGTCTTTTGATCTAATGTTGCAATCCAGGTTTTGTCTAAAGACTGCCCTACTCTTGCAGCTTTTTCAGAAATATAACCGCCCATTTCCTGCTTTGTTGCTTGATATATGTTTTGTGTTTCCGTTTCTGCAATTCCTGGTTTTCTGTTTTCTACTCTTTGAGTTAAGTTATCCATTATCAAACTGTTTCTTTCTTCAAGTGTAACAACTCTTTGAGCTTCATCCAATATGTCATCAACAAACTTAGTAGCTTGTTCAAAATTCCTTTCTGTAGTTGCCAATATTTCAGGTGATACAAATGTTTCACGTGAAACAATATAGTGGTCCATGTTTGACATTGTTTCATCAATTATTCTTCTTATCTCTGGCTTTGAGAATAACTGATTTAAGTATTCATCTTTTTGGAAAAATTCGATAGCTTTTTGCGAACCACGTCTATAATTTATTGTGAGTAAATTATCAAGGTCCTGTTCAAAGGCCTGTACAAGACTATTTGTAGAGCTTGCCCTTGTTACTGCCTGCACTGTTTTGGGCAATAGATTTATATCAACGTATCTTAAGACCTTATTAAAGAATTTATCAAGGTCCCTTAAAAACAAATATTCTACATATAATTTAGCAGCAAGTTCTTCAATTGCCTGTTCGTTTTCTGCGTTTGCAACCTGTTCTGTGTCTTGTTCATTTTCAATTAGTAATATCATAAGTCATCACCGTCATGATAATATTTATTAACCCTTTCTGTTATTTGCTCGTCGGTGAAACCAGCTCTTTTTAATATTTTTGCAAGATTGTTTTTTGCCTGGTCCGTTACGGTATCAGAAGCACTAGACATGTCCATTCCAACCGGAACAAGATTATAGTTTTGATATAGCACACTATTTTCAGGACCCATCGGATCACTACCGAACATTTCCCTTATTTCGTTATTTGTATATACGCCTGTTTCTTTTTTGTTTTTAATTTCTTCAATGAACCTTGTTTGTAGAGCTGGTATTGAGTTCGGATCATATGTTATTTCTTCGTTATCTTTTAATATGCCTCTGCGTCTAAAACCTGCGGTCAATCCAGAAAAGATACTGTTAACGCAAGGAATAACAGCCATATCAAAAAGAACAAGTCTTGCAGTCTCGTAGTTTGAATACGTTTCTGTTCCCAAGGACCTTAGAGGTGATGGGATTTGGAATCTGTCATAAATAACTTTTCTTACAGCCTCGCTGTTACCGAGTGCTTCCATGTCTTTATTTGTTGACTGTATCGGCTTAAACTCTATGCCTTTTCCTTTACTTGCTATATATTTACCTGCATTTGCCGAACCTGCAAAATAATTTCTTGCATCAAGAATAAACTGGTCAACAACTTCTTGGTCTTCTGTGTCTATGCTGAAAACTCCAGACAGATTTATACCGTTAAGAAGCATTGATAAATTGTGATTATTTCCTGAGTTTAATACTTCTATTTCGTATAAAATACTATTCAATATTGAGTTCGCTACATACCCGTTTGTTGTAGTGTAGTTAATAAAGTTATTTATAAAAAACATTTCTGCAAGATTATTTGCAAGATACCTGCCTGTTTTTTCATCAAAGACATATTCCTTTTCTAAATACTGCAATGCTGGTTGTGGGAATACCTGAAATCTATGATTAAGACCTTCACCCTGTGCAACTATTGTATCGGTTGGTGTTACGTATAACTGAGACGGTGCAGATTTAACATTTACGTTACCAAAAGCAGAAATAAATAAATTTCCTGTTAATAGTTTATATATAATACAAGACTCAATAAATTCGGGATAGTTTTGCATCTTGTTAGGATTTTTAAGAAGAGTTAATATGTCATGGTCATCGACAAAAGTATCTGCTCTTTTTATTAAAGGTTTTATCGTTTTTGCATTGTCTTTTATCGTATCAACGGAGTCCGCAACCGCAGAGTTTTTTTCATAAAGTTGCATTGCTAAAGCAGCAGTAACTTTGTACCAACCCTTTGTCTGCATATAACCAAGAAAATCACTTAAACGGAAAGTCCGTTTAGTTGTGTTAGTCTTTTTTTCTATATTATTTCTGTAAAATTTATTAAAAGGCCACAAATGAAGATACCCCATACAATTGTAACCCGGGATGCTTTAATTATAACATAAAATAAGTAATATAAAGCAAAAAAATAAATTTATGGGATATCACACGAAACCGTAATGGATTTTATCCACAACTTTTAAGTGTGCAAGCAGGAATGAATCGGCATGGTCAGGGGATCTATAACCTCTTTTTTTATAATTGTCCTTTGATTCGACCTGGTATCTGCCGTATTTATCAACTTTATATTTTCTTGTAGTTAATTCTTTTTTAAGTCTGTCCGTAGGTGTAATATGCGATTCTCCTATTATTTTTTTAAATTCAAACCACATTTCGGATATTATATCTGCGTATTTATCCGGGAATTGAGATTTGCCTCCGAAATTAATTTCTTTTACGTTATATTTATGGTCCTTTAATGTGTCATATGTCCCGGCTCCTAGTCCTCCGATATCTATTTTTATCGGAACTTTTTTATCCTGCCCGACTTCATGCATAACTATCCTTGCAAGTTCGGTTGTTGATTTTTTGTTGTATTCTTTGGTCCAGACGTGATTAAGTCCTTTGATTTTGGTTATACTGCTTGAATCGTTGCCATACCTGGCACAGTCAACCCCGTATTGAATTGCTCCGAGATTTTCTATTTCACGTCTTACAGCCTTGTTATATTCCAGCGACGATATAATGATGTCATCACCAATTTTTCTAAGTTCACCCATGTATATATTCAAATAATCTTCAAAGCTTGCTTCCATAAGCCTGTTTATTTCTGCCTGTAGCTCCGGACTGACGTAAGGATTGTTTTTATAATTTGTGTATAAATAATAAGTATCATCCCTTTGTGGCAACATGAAATCATCCCATACCGGATCTGTTTCTTCATTAGGGTTTATCGTAAAAATAATTTTTGGTTTTTTATTTCTTAAAATAGTTGGAATTAATACGTCAAGCGATTCTTTTGAAACCGCTTCTGCCTGTTCTATCCATGCGATATTTACGTCGTCCATTGATTTAATTTTATCAAGGTTTCTATAAAGACCGCCAAAAATAAATGTAGTACCGGTATAAGGATTTTGTATATACCGGTCCGTAATTATATAAGGGAATTTATATCGCTCTATCAGCGTCTTAAGCATCGAATGAACGGAATCGCTCAAAGAATTATATATTTCTCTTAAACATAATATTTTTAATTTTTCATTACACCCCAAAATAAGTAAAAGCAAAGCAGTAGTCCATGACTTACCAGAACCTCGGCCGCCATAAATAAAATGAAAAACAAATTTATAAAATTCTGTTTTTACCCAGTCTTGATAAACTTTTGGGAAAGATATTTTTAATCTGTTTTCTTGCATTTATTTTCGTCGTCCGTGCCGCCTATTTTGTCATCAGATTCGTTATCAATAAAACAAATATCTATCCCTGTTATATTCGCATCAATATCAAGTTTCTTAACTGGCATTTCTCCTGCGGTGTCACGGACAGCACAGAAACTATTTAAATCTCCATTAAAAGCTTTTTCAATCTGCTTAGCAAGCATTGCCGATCTATATGTCATTTCTTCAATATCAATTTCCGGCATTATTTCTTTTAGCAGTTCTTTTTTGTCTTCAGGTAAATTGTGATTTAACATCATCTTAGCGAGTGATTCAAAGGTCTGCTTTTTGCGTTTTGCCTTGACTGATGCCTTCCCTCCTTTCTTGCCGAATTCCGTAGCTTGTTCATGGGTTAATTTAATTGGTCTTAAGTTCTGATTATTTGCCATAGCTTGATAATTATATCATTTTTTCATTTATTTTGGCAAGAGTGAGTTTTAAAACGGATGTGTGTTAATATGTCATTACTGTTTCAATTAATCAAGTAATGCTATTTTTAAATCAGGAAACAATAAATTATAACAACAAATAAAACCAAAAAGTCAATATTGATATTGTTATTATATATGTAAGTATAAAAACATATCAATATAAAATTAACATTTTTATAAAACCACATTTATCTTTATTGTTGATATTATTGATTTTGTAAAGATATGTAAGAATGTCCAGAAAACAAACCATCCATAAAAAGAGATAAAAACATTTATAAAACAAGTGAATATTGATTTTGATAATTATACGAAACATATTTTATTAATCATACCTTTACACAGAAAAGCATAGTTTGTAATGAAAAAGTTCCGATTTGTAACATAAAGAATCAATATAATAAATATAATAAATAAAATAAAATAAAATAAATATATATATAATAAGGACTTATATACATTGCATTATATGCTAAATTTAGCTGATTACATATCAAGTTACAAATTACGTGCCGCATCCGTTTATATTTTTATTTTTGTTTATTAGTTTATATTAAACACAAATATATGGTAAAATATATCCGGTATAACGTGTGTAACTTTTGTAATTCGGCTGTAAAGCTTAACAGTAAAGGGTTTGATGGGTTACAGGGCTTGTAATACTTGGTATTCGGTGTAATGATTTTTTGATTTTATTTATTTTTTTTAATGACAAATCTGTATTTTTAATACAAAATAATTTTAGAAAGTTTTTAAAGTTGTAATCAGATAGTTTTTTTATTGTATTTAAAGAAATAGTGTTTAAAAAAAGATTATTAAAAAAAACAATTTGATGCATAACTTGAATCTTAACACAAAGGGGTATTTATGTCAGTTAAAATTTTAATCGAATTAAAAAAAGAACACTCGGATATAATAAGAACATTAAAAGCAACATACTTAAAGGATTTATCATCAGAAGAAATTATCGGGTATTGCCTGGCAGATACAAAAAAGAGACTTATTCAAAATAAAGAAATAGACATAAATAAAGATATTTTCTGTAGAGTTCTTGATACTATTATTGAATTATCAGATTTTTCAAAGATGCAAATACGAGATATGATAAAAAGCATTAGAAAAGAAGATAAATTTAAAGAGTTTTTCCGGAAAGAATTAATAAAAAATGGTATCTATATACATAAAAACGAATATAAAGGTATTGTTCTTTTGCCTGGTAATAGTTTTTTGAATTCATTTTCTATAAGAAAAAAATATTTAAAAGATTTTGAAAACAGTTTGTTTTATAAAAAACAATCGGTAGTTGTTCCTACCGGGAAGAAATATCCGAATCCAAGTTCTGTTAGAGGTTTATTGTTTGATACGGATTTTGAAATAGATTCACGGATTTAAAATTTGATACAAGACAAAAATAAATCAAAATCAAGTTTTTTAAATCGAAATAACAAAAATTAAAAATAAATTTATTTTTTGTTGACATGATTTGGATTTGTGTAAAAATGGTTTTTAATGAAAGGTCGGATAAGATGGAAGAAAAAGCTTAACAGGTTTTTTAAACACACGAAATCGAATGTCTGCCGTTTGTGTGAGTCCTGCAGGCAACCTTTCAAGCAGTTGAAATGTGAGACCGGTATTTATTTGCTTAGCGGTAAATAATTAATCTATTGAATTGGGCCGGCTCACACTGTTAAAAATCATGGGGGTGACTGGATGGGGTCAAATCCTGTAGGTATTATATCAGGTTTTAGAAAAATATCTGGCAGCAGAATCGCCGCAATCCTGGGAGAATCAGAATATAAGACAGAGGTTGATATCTGGCTTGATATATTATCAGAAATAGATCCGGAATTTGTCAAAAAATATAATTACGAAAAATTTGAGGGAAATGCATCAACAAGATTCGGGACCGCATTTGAGGATTCGTTAATTTCATTAACTCAGAAAAAATTAAGCTGCGAAATAAAAGACCGGGAAAAGTTTTTTTGTGTTGGAAATAGAACGTGTCATATAGATGGCATAATTTCTGGTGAAAAATTATACGAAGGGAATAAATTATACGAAGGGAAAACTTCTTTTGAAATGGCGTTTAGAAATAAATTCGGAACTCCGGACACGGATAGGATTCCAAGGGAATATATGATTCAAGTTCAGCACAACTTAGATTTGTGCGGATTAAAAGAATCGGTCATGTCAGTGCTAGTATTTCCTAAAAGTCCAGAAGAATGGGAAGAAATGGGCTGGCAGGTTGAATGGTGTGCTGAAGGTTATATTTTGAAAAGATATAATGAAGACAAAACTGTGAAAAATTGCTTAAGTCCTGGTTTTTGGGCTGATGTATTATTCCAAATGGGATACTTCCATAATTACTATATCCAGGAAAATAAAGACGTTCAGAAAATGCTAAAAGAATTATCAGAAGAATGGTGGCAAAAGCATATAATTGAACGTAAAGAGCCGGAACCGAAAAATTATGAAGACTTAAAAATGTTAATCCCTGAACCGGTTGGAACTATTTTAGCAGATGATGAACTCGAAAAATGGGCTGTCGAATATAGAGAGATAACAAAAGAGATAGGAAAATCCGGCCGGCTTGAGAAAAGAAAAGAAACATTGAAATTTAACATATTAAACAAGATGCGATCAATGGATAAACATATTGATAATGACACAAGGGAACGGACGAAGTTGGTCGGGCAAGACGGGAAAAGGTTGATAACTTGGAATGGAAAAATGTTTAGGGCGTGATGATGGATAAAGAAATAAAAAAAACATATTCTATTGATGATAAATATATTTATGTTTTAGATGGTGTTTGTCAATACTGGAAAAGCAAAGAAGGTAAAATGTATAAAGAAAACTTACAGACCGGTCTTGCTTTTCCTTTAAGAAGTTATGAGCTACCGATTAGTTTTAATATGTTAATAAGGCGATAAAATGAAAATGACAGAAATTGAAAAAATATTAAATAAAATCAGAAATTATTTACCATATCATATAAACAAAATTGTAAAACCAAATACAAATATTCATTATCTTCTGATTCTAACGTCCATAATAATTTTAGATTTAGAAAATTATTATAATACTATAGAACATAAATTAGATGAAAGAGATAAATTTCAGTTGTCAAAAATTATAAACAAACTAGAAACTTTACCATCAGAAGTAATAAGAAAAATATTAAGGAATGAGTTTTAAATGTCAGTATTAGATATTAAAATGGAAAGCTGTGGCGACACTGTAATATTAGAGTTTGGAGACCGCAATAGAACATTCATAACAACAAAAAGGTACATTATGTTTAATTTTATTACAAACACATTAGAAGAAACTGACGACATATCTGTTAGTAATATTAAATGGACTAACTGTAAAGAAGTATCTGATATAGAAATTAAAAAGGCGTGAAAATGAAAAGATATAGAGTGACAGGCACAGAAACAAGATATTTAGAAGAAAAAATAATAGAATCTAAAAGCCATGACAAGGCAATGGAAAAAGCATATAAAATCCACGAAGATGACTTTTGGGAAGAAACAGACACGATAACAGAGTTTAAGATTGAAGAAATAAAAAACAAAATAGGTTTTAAAACGAAATAATAATGGATATTAAAATGGATATTAAAATGGAATGTTGCGGCGATACTGTAATATTAAAATTTGGAGATCGCAAAAGGACATTTATAACCACAAAAAGGTATATTAGATATAATTTTATAAAAAAAGTATTAGAAGAATCAGACGACACAAATAATGAACCTGATAAATGGACTGACTGTAAAGAAGTAACTGATTTAGAAATTAAAAAGGAGAAGGAGAAAAATGTATGAGTAATTTATTTTTAGTAATTTGGTTGAGTGAGTGTATAAAAAGTTTTTTTATTAATCCGTTTTTTATTGCTATTATTGTTTTGTATTCTATAGCTTTAATTATCTTTTTTACTTTCTTTATCGCTTCAAAATGTGAAGATATTGATAAGGACGATATCGAAAAACTAAATAACTTTAGAAAATATATCAAAATTAAAACATATATATTTTCTGTTCTCTTTTTGATTTTTATATCGTCTTTTATGCCAAGTAAAGCAACAATCATAACCTTTGCATCATTATATCAAATAGACAAATATAACGAAAAAAACACGACATCAAAACTCAACCCAGAGGAAATGATTAAGACAATAGACATGACAATTAAAAAAGTTGATGAGTACTTGAAACCAAAAGAAATTGAAAAAAAGGAATAAAGGAGAAAAACGATGTCAATTAAAAACCTAACGCCTCGATTAGCCGAGGTTGGAAAAATTAAGATAGGCGGATTAGGAGAAGAAAGGACAGCAAAGAATGGAAATAAATACCGCCTACCTGTAAGGTATAATCACTTTGTTGTCACTACTACCGAAAGAGACGCAACAGGTAATTTAATACCAGACAAAGATATTATGAAACAACTTGGAAAAGATCCGACCGAGATTCCTATTAAGCTTTTATTTGATAGTATAGATATGAATTTTTATACATCATATCAGTATTATCATGGCAAAAAGTGTTTGTGCAAAGGCGACGGCGAAAAAGCTCAGCGTTGGGTTACTAAAGACAAAAAAGAACCTGAATTGACAGAGATAGAATGTAATCCTGATAAATGCGAGTATGCAGTATCAGGGAAATGTAAAGTCTCGGGAATTTTGTCTTGCTTATTAACTCATTTCCCTACTTTTGGAGGCTGTTATAGATACAGAACTCATGGGTGGAACGCTGTTAATAATATATTGGCAGCACTTGAATTTTTTAAATCAAATACAAATGGGGTTTTGCAGGGTTTACCTCTTAAATTAGTAATGCTTAAAAAAGCAACTGCGGAACATGGGAATATTAACACTGTGTCTTTAGTTTTGGATAATATCGAAATTGCAAAAATGAGACAACTTGCATTACAGGAATATAAAAACAGAAAAGCTCTTGGTGTTAATATGGTTGACTACGAAACAAAAGTAAAAGCTTTAGATTTCCATAAAGACACAGATCCAGAAGATATAGTTCAAGAAGAATTTTATCCAGAAATAGAAGACGCTGAATATACCGAGCCTGAAAAGGGTGTCAGTGCGGACGATTTAAAAAAGGATTTGGAAAAGAAATCAGAAACAGAAAAAAAGCCGGAACAGGAGAAAAAAACGGAACCTGAAAAAAAGGACGAGAAGAAAAAAGCAGAGGATTTGTTTTAATTAAATGTATGGCACGGTTGCAATAAAGGGTAATTTCCCGACCTTTGTCGGTGAGGGTAATAGGGACGCTGAATAACCTCAGTGTTGGGTTCGATTCCCAACCCGTGTCTCTTTTAAAAAAAAGGAGGTAACCTATTTTGACAATTAGTATAAAAAACATTATAGATGTGAAAATTGAAGAAAAAATATTAGAGTTTAATAACTTAAAAGATTTTTTTGATTTTCTTATAAAAAGAAGGGATGATTTATCAAAACAAGTTGAAGAGAATAGATTTACTAATAGTTTTGATGCGCAAATATTAAGCACAAGATTGTCAGAAGTTCATAATCTTATATTACAAATAGAACATAACGAACATCGTCTTGATAATTTTAATGGTTTATTAAAGTTCTCAAAAATTTTATCAGAATTAGAAAGTAATAAAATAATAACTAGATCAATTTCTGATATTATAATGGATAAAGTAAAAAAAGAATTACAAATATGCACTACTTCAGATTTTTAAAATAAAACATAAGGATATTTAATGTCAAAAATAGACAAACAAGAATACAAGTACCGCATCAGAGAATATCTTGAATATAAAAACGTAGATTTTAATACCCGTGTTAATCCTCCGGTTATGCGGTGCTTGATTCCTGGTCATGATGATAGAAATCCATCGGCTGTTATTTATGAAGATAAAGTATGGTGTCCTGTGTGCAATGAATCGTACGATATATTTAAATGTGCAGGGTTTTTAATTGCATCTGATGATTTTAAATTGCAAGTAAAAGATATTCAGGAAACATTAAATATAACTCAACGTGATGATAATAGATTAATTTCTTTATCAAAAACAGAGGCCGAAACCATATTTAATAATGATAAAAATTATGAGTGGTTTTTAAAAGACAAAAAAGACTGCCAAATTACTGGTAAATGGTTTTATTATAATAAATACAACGACGTTGATATTTGCGATGTCAGATTTGATTATATAGATGATAAGGATAAAAAAAGAAAAGACATAATTTCGTTTTATTATAACGGCGAATATGTAAAATGCAAAAATTATCCTGTTTTGATTTATAATCGTCATTTAATAGAACAGGAACCTGACACACCAATATTAATTGTTGAAGGTCCTAAGTGTGCCGATGCTGCTTTAAAATTAAAAAAATATATCCCTATTACATGGAACGGCGGATGTAAGAAATATAAAAAACCTGACTGGTCGGTTATTAAAAACAGAACAATATATATATGGCCTGATGATGACGAACCTGGGATTGATACATCTTTTGGTCTTAAAAAAATACTTCAAAAAAACAATGAAGTAAAAGTTTTAAAACCAATGCCGGAATTAAGAAAATTAAAAACAAAAGGTGCGGATATTATCGAAGCATTTCAGATATATGATATAGATGCTTTGATTGACTATATTGATAATTCTCTTGAGTTTGTTCAGGAAAATCCAGATGCTCCCACCTGTAGGAGCAACGCCGGCGGTGCTGTCGTTCCATCCAAACGCAGTACCGCCGGCAATACCAAAAAAAACGATACATATAGTAATAAAATATTCCCTTTTGAAATACTTGGAGTTGCCGATGACGGAAAAGCTTATTTTATAGACAGATCTGACAGATTACAAAAATATAATTTATGCGGAATCGCAAAGCCTCAATTATTAATGCTTGCTCAGCGTGCCTGGTGGATAATGTCTGATTTCGGAAATGGTGAATCAAAAGTTTATTGGGATATGGCAATAGATTCTTTAATTGAAGAATCAAATAAAATTGATTTTAATCTTGACAATCTGCGTGGTCGTGGTGCATGGAAGGATAACGATAATCTCATATATAACGACGGTAAAATAGTAAATGGAAAAACAGAAGAAAAAGGCGTTATATATTTAAGAAAAAGTCAAGTTGATATTGGCATTAATGATAATCCGCTTGATTATGATACAAGACGGGCTATGAGAGATTTAATATTTAAACTATCCTTTGAAACTCCGGCTGATGCTATACGCTGTATTGCATGGGCAACACTTGCACCTTTTGGAGGGTGCTTGTATTGGCGGCCCGCAATACTTATAACAGGACCTTCAGGATCTGGTAAAACAACAATTGCAAATAATGTAATACGTAAAATTGCAAATCCAGTTTGGCTTGATGGGTCTGAATCAACACCAGCCGGAGTTAGGGGGCTGATTCAAAATGATACATGCTCAATTGTTTTTGAAGAAGCCGAAACCGATACCGTAAAAAAACGTGAGAACAGGAAAAATTTATTTTCTTTAATGAGAACAAACACAAGCGACGACTCACCTGACACAGCAAAAGGTACTTCTGAAGGTGGTGTCAGAAGTTATAAAATGCGTAATATGTTTTGCTTTATTGCAATAAGTCCTGAAATTGATAGTATTGCCGATGAAAACAGAATATTTAAAATAAATCTTAAAATACCAGCAAAGTCAAAATGGCAAGATACGCAATCATTATTAAATAGAATTATGACAGTTAGAAACTGTAGAGGATTGAGATCTTTTGTGTGGAAAAATTTAGAGAATATAATTAAAAAAATAAATTTAATTATTCCTTTTGTTCAGACAAAAAACGATATGGATTTTAGATATTGCTATGCAGAAAGTTTATTACTCAGTGCATATTTTAATGTATGGTCTGATAAAGAATTAACAGATGAATATTTAGAGGCTGCAATTGACCAGTTTTATAAATGGCTTCCGACATCAGGAGCAAGAGACGAGACAGACGAGATTATTGATAGATTAATGGATCAATTAGTACCGGTAACAGGGTACAACGACAAACAAACCATAAGAGAAATAATACAAACAATTTATACGGGTAAAGAAACATCTGTTAGCATGGGAACCGAAACAGAAACAGACATAGAACCAAAAAAAATAATAACAATGCGTCAGGTATTGCACCGTTACGGTATAGACGTAAACAGCGACGGAGAAATAGCAATTGCAAATAATCATCATGAAATAATGAACATAATAGAAAAAGGAAAAGGTTATCACATGCAGTTGGTCAGGCATAAAAACTGTGTAGATAAATCAAGAGTAGTATCAATTGCAAAGAAATCAAGACGCTGTGTTGTATTAAAAGATATAATTGAATATGGAATTATAAAGGATATAAATGATAGTGAGGTTCCGTTTTGAAGATAATAGAGAGAGTTATTAATGACAAAATAGAAAAAGAAAAAGGATATCTATATTTCATAGATAAAGAAGGTGATGTATCAAGAATATGTATGGGGCGACAGGTTCCTTTGTTTAATACATGTAAAGATATCCCAAAAGAAAAAAACAAACCAGAAAAAGTATTATTGCTTAAATTAAAAATAGAACCTAGTTTTTTATACTACATAGACAAAGGAGGTTATATTTGCAAAACAAAAATGGCGAGGGGAGGTAAGAAAAAATGATAAACGGTAAAAAAATAAACAAAAATGACGAATGGATCACCCCTGAAAGGAAATTATATATGAGGTGTGAAGATGATTAAAAATCCAATTATATTAATTAAAAATTTAGATGATATTGAAATGCTTATAAAAACGAAAAAAATTTACATAGATGGTTTGCTAAATCATGCAAAACAAATAATGGCAAAAAGGGTTTGTAATTATGAAATTAACTCATCAATTAAATCAATACTGGAACCGCAAGAAGGTGATATTGTTTATCGTATTGATTTTGAACGTGATGAACAAGTAAAGCGTAATGATGAATATGATAAAACAATTGCTGAATTTATTTATATAAAAGAAAGTGGAGATGTAAGGTTTATTACTTATAAACCAGAAATCTAAAGCTTTTTATAGAGGTGTAAAATGGATAAAATTTTTAAATTATGGGACGACACACAAAAAAAAATGCACGAGGTTTCAACAATAGAAGAAATTATTGATGGATGTATACCTTACGGACTTATGTATACACATGTATCACAATTCACCGGACTTCACGACAAGAACAACACCCCTATTTATGAAAATGATTTATTACAATTCGATGATGACGCCGATCTTCCTTATGAATACGAAGGGAATCAAATTGTAAAAGTTGAATGGTCTATTGAACTTTGTGGATTTCTTCCTTTTTGTGATCATGATTCAGATTGTGGTGTTTATGTAAAAACAGAAGAATGTTTAATTGTTGGAAATATTTTTGAAACACCAGAATTATATAAAAATATTAAAACATGAGGCTTTTAAATGGAACTCCGAGACTACCAAACAAGAATGAAAGACGAAATTAGAACGTCATTAAGAAATAATCAGGCTGTTTTATGCAACATGAAAACAGGACTTGGCAAAACTGTTTTTGCAACTGATATAATGCGTTCTGTTTATCTCAATAATTTATCAAGCTGGTTTGGAGTTCCGAGAAATGAGTTATTAAAGCAGACATCGAAACATCTTTTTAAATATAAAGTACCGCATAATTTTATTAATCCAAAATCGAATGAGTCAAAGGCTTTTACTTGTCATGTTGTAAGTATCGATACTCTTTTAAGAAGATTAAAAAATAAAAAGATAAATAAATTTCCAGATTTATTCTTTTGGGACGAAGCACATTTAAGGTTACAACAGCAACTAGATATAAAAGCCATGATGCCTAATACAAAATTTATAGGATTAACAGCAACACCGGAACGAGCAGACACAAAAGGTTTATCTGAAATGTATGACGATATTATATATGGCCCGACATTTAGAGAATCTATTGAAAATGGTTATCTTACAAATTTTAAATACTTTGCAGTTCCGCTTGAAGGCTTAAACGAACTACACAGGCAAGGAACAGAGTTTGACGCTGATGAATTAAATACATTATTAGAACAAAGAAAAATATTCGGATCAGCAATAGAGCATTACGGAGATATCGCACAAGGCAAAACATCAATTATTTTCACAAGAGATATTAAATCCGCAGAAGAAACAGCATATAGATTTAGTAATGCCGGATTTAGATTTGAAGCCATACACGGGAAAATGAACATGAAAAAACGTAATGCTCTAACTGAAGCATTAAATAATAAAAAAATAGATGGTTTATGCTCGGCTGAAATTTTAACGTACGGATTCGACTGTCCGAAAGTAGAATGTATAATAATGCTAAGACCGACGCTGTCAAGGACTTTATATTTTCAGGTTTTAGGACGTGGAATAAGACCATATAGTTTATATAATATAGACGGTATTAATGTTGAAAATCCTTTTAATCCAGATGATAACGCAAGGTTAGTTTATAAAAAAGAAAACTGCATAGTATTAGATCATGTAAACAATATTACAATTCATGTTCCAATGACTAGCGATAATTTAATAGATAGTTTTGACGATATTGAATGGAATTTTAGAGGACGTAAAAAGAAAATAATTAATAATGATAATTCTGCTATTAAGTTAAAAATATGTACAACCTGCTTTATGTATTATGAAGGTGATGTATGTCCTAACTGCGGAACAGCAAGAGAAATAAAAGAGCGTGGTAATTTAGAGGTTGTTGACGGTAGACTTGTCGAAATAAAAACACCTGAAATTGTAAAACTAAAAGACAGACCACGAGAAGAAAAAAGAGATATAACAGACAGGATAAATGTTAATATAATGAATTTCAAAATGGCAGAAAAAAGAGGGGAATTTGACGAGCATAGTGTTGAACAATTATTAAATATAGCAAAAGAAGTAGGACGGCAACCATTATCTGTATACTGGCAATTATCACACTATAAGCACGCTGTAGATGTAACATTATTATATTGCATACAAAGATTGTCGGGATACAAAAACGGATGGGCTTATTTTAAAAAGCAGGAGATAGAAAAGAGACTTGATGAGAGGAGGGCAGGGTGACCAGAGCAGAATTTGAAAAATATATGAATGATAATGGAATTGAATATTTATATAACGAAGAAATATTATCTCCTACTCTTAATATATTAACACTTAAAAAGCATAAAAATAAAATCGAAGAATTCAAATATAATTTTTTACCAGTTAACATTTTACTTAACGTTGTTTACGTTGATGATTTGTTACCTTACAAAAAACAGAAGGTGATATCATGACCCAAAAATCATACTGGTACAACGAAAGCAAAAAAACTTATGTCGAAATAATTTCTTCTGATAATGAAATAAAGACTATAACAACTATTAACGGTCAACGTACAGAGAACACATTTACAGACTTAAAAAATCTTGTAAAGGTTTTAAAACAAAAACAGTACGAAAATTACATGGTGACTCGTGGGTTATAAAGAAAACATAAAAATAAAAGAAATTTTATCAGAATTAAAACTTAACGAAAGACTATTCCGTGTAAATTGCGGCATGGCGTGGACCGGTAAGGTTATTAATAAAATAAAAAACAAAATAGTTTTAGAAAATCCAAGACCTTTTTACGGTATGCCAGAGGGAACATCTGACTTAATCGGTTTTACATCAATAGAGATAACAAAAGAAATGGTCGGTAACAAAATAGCAGTTTTCACAGCTATAGAAGTAAAAACAAAAAATGTTACAACGTCAGAAGAACAAAATAATTTCATAAAGATGGTTCAAGATTTAGGCGGTATAGCAAAGATTGTTAAGGGGTGATTTATGAAAGTATTAATTTTGTTTTTGGTTTTAGTTTTTATTGGTGTTTTTGTAATCAAAAAACAAGAAAACGAAATATTTTCTGATTACAAAACAAAACTAGGCAAACAAGAACGTGACACAAAGATAAAATCAGCCCGGATTAGAAAGTTGATAAACATATTAATAAACGAAAAAAAAGCTGAAATTAACGACTATGCAAGACATGAAAAAATAACGCCGTTAGAAGCTTGCGAAATATTAAACAAAGACAAATATTTATGTGATGAATTTTATGGAGGGTGACAGAATGATTTTCAAAAGATGCAAACATGACTGGAAAGTGATTATCAACCAAAAGGAGTTGTCACAATATGAAAAAATGATGCAAAGCACAAAAAACTTCTCCGCAGAAAGGTTATCTCCTTCTTTTTTTAAGGGGAAAAGAATTATTATCCTGCAATGTGTTAAATGTGGGAAGCTAGATAAAACCATAGAGGAGTGTTAAAAAAATGTACAAAGACTATGAATCAGCCTACGACTGGGAATATACAGAGGAGCAACAGGAGTACGCTGACAGGCAGGCAGAGGCTTTAATTGATACATATCAGGAAGAAAAGGAGAAATACGATGAAAACAATTAAAATAAAAATTGAATGTCCATCATGTAACGGTACTGGATTATATCAAGGTATGGCAGAATCTAAGGATGTAGCAGTAGTATGTCGCAAGTGTAACGGTACAGGAGCCTACAACTACGAATATCATTACAATGATTTTAAAGGTCGGAAAAAAAGAAAAGATATAAAAAGAGTCTATTTGTCAGGTAGCAGGTATAAACTAGGACTTGGAGTAATAGACTTTGACGGAATTGGTAAAGTAGACATGGATAAAGAGGGTGTAAGTTATAAAGAATTTCTCGACGGGGAAATACCAAAACCAATAAAGCAACTTGAATGTCCTATGACTCATGACCAGTCTACTTGTACCTCTGAATTTAAAGACGTATGTAATGATTTACATGGTGGTTGGCTTTCATATATACCGTCATGCAAAAACTTTAAAAACAGGCAGGAATGCTGGAAAAGGTTTGAAAAGGAGCAAGACGATGAGTAAGCTAATAAGCGTGGACAGGGTTAAGGAGATAATTCAAGAAACATGTAACGCCGAATATGAACCTGATTACAATAACGAAACACCAGACGATTATGACATATATTTAGGATCATGGGGTGAAGAATCCGCATTACTTAATGCAATAGACGCAGAGCCAGCCCAAGAGTTTTTCTGTTCTCAGTGTGGTAAACAAATACCGACTAATATATGTAGTGATTGCTGGTATGGACAAAGAGAGTGTAAGAGGTGCAAGGAATTAGAACAACAACTAACCGACTACTTGCACACGTCAAGTCATAAGATAAAGGACAAAAGGATTAGGGAACTTGAGGACAAGATAAAGGAGCTTGAGGGGTTGCTGAGGGAAGTATTAGAAATATTTGAAATTGATGAGGAATGCACTTTTTCAGCGGATACCTACAAGGAACTACAACGACAATTTATTAACAAAATCAAGCAAGCTTTGGAGGGGAAATAATGATTAAATTTATAAAGAAAATAATAAAAATAATTAAAGAATTTGATAGTGTTCAGCAAAGAGCCGATCATGCCGTGCATTGTTCTGAAATGGCATTAAAAAATACAGAATTAGCAAGAAAATATATAAAGAAAGCAACAACTGTAAATGCAGATTTATCACCTTTTGGACATGATCCTAATATTATTTTTATTGCTGGCAGGTATAGAAATGTTGATTATGTTCAATGTTATTCTATTCAACACAGAGAATTTGAACACATAGTTAGCGAGTTACAATCAATGAAAAAATTTGCAAGAATAGAAAGGATTGATGCACCAAAAGGTTTTGAAATAGCCGTTAGACAAGAATTAAAAAAAGAAAATGATTAGCGTTGGGGAGGGGAAACAATGAGATACAATCCTGTTGTGCTGGAGGTGGAGGGGTGAGTAATATACAAATAAATCAATCAAAAGGTAATAGTATCTCTGTTGATTCAAAAAAAAGAGTAGTTATTAAAAACGGAAAGGAATATCCATTTTTGAAAAAAATGAGGGGTTGGAGTCAAACAATGGTTAATGATACTGTTTATGTTGACGGTTTTAAATTAACAGAAAAAGGATGGAAAAGAACTTTTTGGTCTTTTTTACATTTAATATTTTAAAGGACGGTGACTTATGAAATGCCCGAAATGCAAAACTCCTAATTTAGAAGTAGAAAACAAGGCTGGTATACTTATAAGATATACAGATAAAAAGAAACCATATTATAAAGCTAAGTGTTCCATGTGTGGATATTTCGACATAGAAAAAGATAAGTTTATGCGTGAGGCAAGAAAACAAAAATTGATATAAAAGGACGGTGAGTAATGAAAAAGAAAGTAAAAAGATTTATGATAAGAACTTTATGTCTTGTACCAGTTTTGGTCATTATCTTGACAGCAATAATTTTGTATTGGTTTACTGGCAAGTATGTGACAGGACACTTAAACTTTTTTAATTATAATTTATTAGGTAACTAAGCAGGGGGTGAGAGAGTGAGAATTAAGGATTTAAAAGAGCAAATAAAAGATTATAACGACGACTTAGAGGTTTATATTAGATGCGTTCATAATCCTTGTGGAAACATAAAGGAAGCTGGTAAAGCAAATAAAGACACTTACGGTTTTTTCGGGGAAAGCATACCTTGTGTAATTATTGAACCTGAAAAATATGACGAGGACGGTGAGTGATGAAGATAGTAAAGAAAGGAGAAGGGCGATGAGTAAACTATTTAGAAAATTCCCTTGTTGTAAAACAAAATATGTCGGCTTGGGTATATTAAGTAATTCCAAATATGGTTATATGTGGATTTATAGAAAAATAACAGGTTCTTTATATTTAAGGATTCACGGGGAGAAAAGATGACTAAACTAGAATCACTGGCAGACAGGCCAGCTAAAAAAAGAGATATAGGAAAAAAGATATTTTATATCTCATCAGATTATAACAGACCTTATTCAATCAGGGAGTACGAAATATCAGATATACAACATAGAACTATATACAGCTACGTTGAAGAATATGACAAAATGATGTATGTAGGACACAAAGACAGTCCTGGTTTATTTTGGCAAAAGCCCGTCATAATCTCAGAATCAGAACTTACCAAACTGAGGGACTTGGTCGAGAGGGCGAAATTAATATTTGTTGTTGATAATAAATTTAACTATTGTATCGACAAAGAACAATGGCTCAAGGAAGCTAAGGAGGTACAAGATGGAAAGACTAGTAAATGATGCTGTAATTGATAGATGTGGAAAGTGCAACCATTGCTTTGATAGTTATGCTGGTGAATACGATAAACCTTTTGTAATAACACCAGAGGACTATAAACATCCAGAATGTGATAATTTACCAATGACTAACGACGGTACATTTCCAGAGGTTGATGTTAATAAATTAAGACCAGACTGCCCGTTGCATACGGTTGAGGTAATCACAGACGAAGAAACTATTGGTCTATTTGAAGAAGCTTTTTTCTATGATGAATTTGGAGTTGATTCCATTATATTAGTAAAAAAGGATAAGGAGGTGTCGGAGTGAGTAGAATATTAGGAAAAATATGCAATGAGTTTAATACAAGATTTATTATTGAATTAAAGCTCGAAGACCCATGTTTAAAACCTAAGTTATGTAATGAAATAATAAGTCAGTATAATTACTTACACATTAATGAAGGATTCGTGATTTCTATAGACAAACGTAGTAAAAGTTACGAAGCTTTAATCAATTATTTTAAGAAACTAGGCAGGACAAATGACAAAGAGCCAACAGCCTCAGAACTTTTTGAATGGGCTAGGGATAGATGCTATACTTGTTCAAAGTGTATTTTATACAGATCAGAAAATCTTGAAAATTCATATACAGGATGTTCCTTAACTCCCAAAAATTTTCAAAAAGCTATAGAGATATATAAATCAAAACAGTCTTCTTTTAAATGGCTAAATGCAGAACACACTTCTTTTTCACTAACAATAAATAAGGAGGCAGACAGTGAGCGAGCTTAAGAAGTTTGAATTTATAAAATGGTACAACAATGAATTTAAAGAAAAACAGCCTGATTATGTTAAATCTTCTCAGCGTGTTGTTATGCAAAATATGTTTATAGCTTGTCAAGCAGCACATGAGCATTACGAAAAGCAATGGAACACCAGACCAGAATATAATTCTGTTGAGTGTAACACGAAACTAGATGGCGAGTACGTTAGAAAAAGTGATGTCGAAAAAGAATTTGATATTATGTATAATAAACTAATATACACATGTCCTAATTTTGGCTTTACACAAAAAGCTTTAGAAACATTCTTGGATTTTAAAAAACATATCAACACCCTCGAAACCCACAGCGTGCCGAGTGAGGGGTTAAAAGTTGGGGATAACATTTATGATTTAAGAGGAGATAAATATAAAATAACTTCTATTTCAATTGATTACGAATTACAAAATGACACAGGAGATTACTCTTATCATGACACCCTGTATGATTTCTGTAGAACAAAAGAGCAGGCACTAGCCGAGAGCAAGGGGGAGTGAGGGATGAGCAAAATACTATTTATCACATTTACACTATTTATTTCAGGCTGTGGCAACTTCAGCGAATTACCAGAAGAAGACATAGAACGATGCTTTAATTATTGTAAGCGTAATGAGCAGAAAATAAGCACTCTGGTTTGCAACGAAAACGGTGACGTAAGGTGCTATTGTGATGATAGTTTTCTTGGGTACAAAAAGGAGGGTGCAAATTGAAACAGGTGAGGTTGAAAATAGCAGTATTCTTTGATTTTAGCAAATATGACAAGCGTAAAAGAGTATATGTCGATATTGAAACAGATGAGTATAATAACCTTACAGACGAGATACACAAAGTTTTAGAAACCAAGATAGATATATATGCAAGTAAATGTAGTCTATGGGGATTAAATGCACTAAAACCAGGCGAAACATTCGAGAGCGTGTTAGAGGCACTCTGGGAGTATCAATTAAGTCTTATACCAAATAAATATGGAGTAGGAGTGTTTAAATTTATTTATAACGAGAACAGGGAAGCGATAGCTTGTTTCTACGACCCTGAAACTCGAATCATAACTATCACAAGCTGGGAGGGGGAAGCATGAAAGTATTTAATTTCGATAAAAAAATAGTAAAAAGCTGGTGTAATGAGCCGGAAGATGGAGCTATAGAACAAGCAAAGAGCTTAGCTAATTTACCATTTATTTATAAGCATGTTGCATTGATGCCTGATACGCATCAGGGATATGGTATGCCTATTGGTGGGGTAATAGCGTGCAAAGAAGTGATAATTCCTAACGCTGTAGGTGTCGATATAGGTTGCGGTATGTTGGCTGTTAGAACCAGTTTAACAAATTTAGAAACTAATAAATTGAAATCAATAATGAATGAAATAAGAAAGCTTATACCTGTTGGATTTGAACACCAAAAAGAAGCTCAAAAAGAATCATTAATGCCTGATGAAAGATATGCAGGTAAAATTGTAAAAGAACAATATAATTCTGCATTAAAACAACTAGGAACGCTAGGCGGTGGGAATCATTTTATAGAGATACAAAAAGGATCGGATGGTTTTGTTTGGTTTATGTTACATTCAGGTAGTAGAAATTTAGGCAAAAAAGTAGCTGATTGGTATAATAATGAGGCTAAATGTAATAATGATATGTATTTTTCTTCTGTTCCCAAAGAATGGGATTTAGCATTTTTGCCACTTGAAGATGCAGGAAATTATTTAGACGAAATGAGATATTGCTTAGATTTTGCTCTTGCAAATAGAAAACTTATTTCTGAAAGAGTACAAGAGGCATTTATTAATATTTTACCAGATGTATCTTTTAAAGACGAAATAAATATACATCATAATTATTGCCGAATAGAAAACCACTTTAATCAAAACGTATGGATACACAGAAAGGGTGCTACTTCTGCGAAAAAAGGAGAATTAGGAATTATTCCGGGAAGCCAAGGAACTAAATCGTATATAGTTGAAGGATTAGGAAATCCAGACAGCTTTATGTCTTGTTCACACGGTGCTGGTCGTAAAATGGGAAGAAAACAGGCTCAAAGAAGTCTAAACTTGTTAGAAGAACAGAAAAAATTAGACGGGATATTACACTCAGTAAGAACACAAAAAGACCTTGATGAAGCAAGTGGAGCATACAAAGATATTAGTGTAGTGATGGAAGAACAAAAAGATTTAGTAAAAATAGTTACAGAACTAACGCCACTAGGAGTTATTAAGGGATAACAAGCCAACCCAAGAAGGAGGGCAGGGGAATGAAAGAAATATTTAACGTTTATAAAATACCAAATAAAAAAATAAGCATATTTGAAATTAGTGAATTTGAAATTAAAAACAGAAACGAAAACATGGAATTGTTAAGATTAAGTTTTTCAAGAAGGGGTATAAAACCGGGAAAATATAAAAGACTCCTAAGAGGGACTACGTTAGTTATGAGCAATACACCAGCAGAACTCAATGATGCTTGGAATTTTATTCGACAGGCAACAGGAAATGTTTTAATTAATGGACTTGGTCTAGGGGCTGTCCTATCAGAAATTCTTAAAAAAGAAGAAGTTACCAAGGTTACGATAATTGAGAAACATAAAGAAGTTATAGAACTTGTACAACCATATATAAATGACGAGAGGGTCAATATAATTCATTGTGATTGTTTTGAATATCATCCACCCAAAAACGAACAATATGACATAGTTTGGCATGACATATGGGACTATATTTGTTCTGATAATATACCTGAGATGAAAAAGCTACATCGTAAATATGGTAAAAGAGCTAAAAAACAATTAAGTTGGTGCAGAGAGGAATGCGAAAGGCTTCGATAAATATAAAAATAAGGAGACCCAAGATGAAGAATAAAATAATTGAGCTGATAGATGAACTTGAAGATGCAGTTGAAGTTTACGATTGTCACAAGCTTAATCAATTAAAAGCCAAGATACAGGACATGGAGTTTCCTTTGACGTTGGAGGAAGTGAAAGACTGCTGTAACAAAAACAATAAACTATGCCCATTAAAAAAGGGTATGTTTAAATGTCAGATAAGCGAAGACCCTAGAGACTGGGACATTGAAGAAATAACTAAGGCGGTGAGGCATGAACATTAAGGAATTGATAAACAAATACAAGAACATGAATCAAGCATACTTAACGAGGACAGATGTCATATACTCTTTAGAGCAGTGCCTAGCATCCTGCGAGGCTGAGGTTGAGAGGGAGATAAAGAAAAGATTAGACATAATATCTGATGAAGTTTGCTTACCAGAAGATTTTTACGTTAATCAAAATCATAGATTAGGATTAGAGCAAGCAAAGAAAATATTCGGAGGGGAGTAAATATTTTTTAAATTTAATTTGACTTTTTATAATCGTGGTATAAAATTTGAAAATAAAATATATTTTTTGGGGTATTTATGAATCATGAAATTGAGATAAATAATAATACATTTATCATTCCTAACATATCTGGTTATTCCAGAGTTGCAAATCACGGGCTGAACGGTAAGCCAGGATTTTTTGTTTTCCATTCCGGCAGAGCAACACTTATTGAATTTGATGACGATAAATCAGCAAATCTTAAACGTCAGGAATTAATAACTTCTATCGGTAATTTCTGGAACAGCAATGATAAATTTAATTCCGTTAATAAAGAAACTGGATTTAATGAACAAAATAAAGGATTTTTTAATAAAAATGCCAACAGACGATAAAAAAATAAATAAAGAAAAAGGATTTTATATACCTGAAATACTTACACCTTCTGAAGTTGCTGAAATTCTTAAATGCGAATTAAAAACAATACACGGTTTAATGAATCAAAGGAAAATAGCTACAATAAAAGTAGGTAAATCAAGACGTATTAAACGAAATGATTTGCAGGAATTTATTAATAAACTTGGAGTAAAAGAGGCCCTGATTGAAAAGTGAAAAAGTAATAGATATTATATTAAGCTGTGGTTTTTGTGGATATCGAATTACAGAAACAGAAAAAACTCTTTTATCTGCTGGTGATGTATTATGTCCTCGATGTTCAAAAATGAAATTATCTAATTTTAATATAAAACAAATAATAAAAGACAAAACAGAGCGCAACTTTACTATAATAAATGGTGACAAATCATGAGAAAAATTAATCTAGGCTTATACTGTTATCTTGAAAACTCCGCAGTTAGTTATTATCGCTGGTACGGTGTTATAAAAGAACTTTGCAAGGTAACTGACGATATTAATGTAATAGAGGTTCAAGATGCTCAGTGGTGTACTTTATCAGGTTTAGACGCTGTGTTTTTAAGTAAACCATATATGAAAAATCTTAAACTAAATGATGGCAGAACAGCCGATCACGAAGTAGTAATGAATATAATTCAAAACAATAACAAAAAACTTATTGTTGATTATGATGATCTTCTTTCTGAGATACCGGAAGATTCAAATTTTCATAAACAAAATATCGAATATGATTATAAATCAAATTTTCTTAAATTTATTAATATGGCTGACGGTGTTATCTTTTCAACTAGATATATGTCAGACTATTTAAAAGACAACCAACATTTAAAACATGATAACTACACTATAATAAATAATGCATTTAATGATTACATATTCGATTTAAGTTATGATAACTTTTCAAATTATAATAAAACAATTTTATGGCGAGGCTGTTCTACGCACTTCCCTGATTTTGAAAACTACATTGATAATCTTATCGAAGTTATAAAAGACAACAAAGATTTTACTTTTATATTTCTTGGAATATGCCCGGATAGAAGGTTACAGTCACTAAGCAATACTAAAATTATAAACAAATCTATCGACGTTATAGAATATCATTATTACATAAAAACTATAAAGCCATCTATGGTTTTTGTTCCACTTACCGACAATCATTTTAATAGGTCAAAATCTAATTGCTCTAAGCTAGAAGCTACATTTGCCGGAGCAATTACATTAAGCCCAAGATTTGAAGAATTTGACTGGAATCATGAATCAGATATAGAATACTTCACCCCTGAGACTTTTGGATCACAAATTGATTCTGCACTTGATTTAATAAGGAAAAAAGATCCAATAATAAAACAATTATATGAATATAATGTTGATTATATAAAAGAAAAATATCTTCTGAGCAACATAAACAAAAAACGTGCGTCATTTATAAAAGATATTGTATTAAATAGAGGGTGACAATGATAAAAGAAGCACTTGAAGAAATAAGAAATACTAATTTTGAAAGAAGTTTAGATGCTCCTGTTGACGTTGACAGAATTGAAGGTCTTAAAAAAGTTTTAAATTTATGTGACTTATCCGTGATCGAAGTTGGATCTCTCGACGGTTATCACACAGTACAGCTTGCTAAAACAGTATGTAACCTAACAACAAGCGATATAAGACCGGATAATTTAAAGAAAACACTTTATCGTTGTCTTTATGAAGATATTAAATATATAAAATTTAGATTATTAGATGTTGAAGATATGCATAATAAAATTGAAGAAGACGAATTTGATTTACTTTTTTGCTCAGGTCTTATCTATCATTTACATCACCCTGAAGAATTTATCTATAATATAAAACATCTTTTTAAATACATATTACTTGAAGGGCATATTGCTAATCCTGTTAAATATGGCCCATTACATAATATGATATTTATGGGACGTGAATTAGTATATACAGAATATTCAGAGGTAGGATTTGCAGACCCTCAATCATCAAAAGACAATAAAAAGTCAAAATGGTTTACAGAAGAATCATGGTTTAAAATATTTGATATATGTAAATTAAATTTAAGAAATATAATTTACAATGACATAGCTAACGAACACGGACGACGAGTTTGTTATTTGCTGGAACGTAATTAATTTATTGGAGAAAATGAATATATGAAATTTAGCTATATAGTTCCTACTTACAGGCAAGTAGAATTAAACGAAACATGCTTAAAATCTTTAAGAGAATTTCACCCTCATTCTGATGTAATATTAGTTTCTGACGGTGACAATAAAAACACACAATTAAAATTAAAAAAGATATGTGATAAATATGGTGCAAAATTATTATGTTCTTTTTGGAATAATTATTTTGCACATTCTGTAAATAGAGGTATGGACGCTGCCGTTGATTCTGATGTTGTTGTCTTATGTAATAACGATATTATTTTTACTCAAAACATTGAAGAAGAAACACAAAACATATTTGAAAATGACCCGTTAATCGGAGTTGTCGGATATTTATTGTATTACCCAAACGGCAGAATACAGCACGGCGGTATGAAGCGATTAACGCATACTCATTTATTTGCACATCACGATCACGGAAGCCAGGTAAACGAAGCTGATAAATCATTGATATCAAGATACTCAATAGGTTGCACAGGAGCATTGTTGTCTATACGCAGGGATTTAATTAACGAAATAGGAGTTATGAAAACTGGTGGCGGTATAGCAAATGAAGACACTGAATTTTGTTTAAGAACCTGGCATTGTGGATATAGAATATATTATACCGCAGATGTTTCAGCAATACATGCAGAAGGATATACAAGAGGACGTACACCTACAGAGAAAAAGAAAACAGGACTAGATCAGGCAGAAATACTTTCAGGGCAACAATTAAAAGAAGATTGCAAAAGATTTGATATTGATAATATCGAAAAAAGGATTTCTGAACTTAATGGTGATGAATACACGAAACATGAATCTGATATTAATTTTAAAAAGAAAAGAATAGGACTGACAAGAACTAACGCACTAGGAGATTGTATTTGTCTTACCGGGATAATAAACAAATTAAAAACCGATAATCCTAATTCAGAAATATATGTTGCTACAAAAGAGCCGTGGCCATTTGAAAACAATCCTACTATAAAAGGAATAGTTGACGATAAAAAATATATAAAAAACCACGCTGATGAAATAATTGATCTTGATTTGTGTTATGAAAAAGAACCGCATAAACCTATTTGGAAATCATATGCCGATAAAGTTTTTGGTGAAAATAACTATAATGAATTTGATATTAAACCATATCTTTTTACTGAACGTAAAGACAGGATGAGTTTATTAATTAAACTTAAAAAAGAAAAGGCTTTTATCGGAAGCAATTATGTTGTTATACATGCTGGCGGTAATACTTGGGAAGAGAGAATTATTGATAAAGATATATGGACAGAGGTTTTTGATTATCTTATCGTAGAAAAAAAATACAAAGTCGTTGTAGTAGGAAAAAAAGGAGATTTAGAATATCAATCTTTTTTATTTGCTAAAGAAAAAACACAACAAGGATTTAATCTTATAGATAAATTAACGCTTACAGAAATACATCAGTTAATAATTAATGCTGAAATGTTTATCGGTATTGATTCAGGTATTTTACACATAGCACAATGCACGAATACAAAACTAATAGGTATATTTACTGTTGCTGATCCAACAAAGAGAATACATCGTCAACATTTTACAAAAGTTGTTGAGCCGGTATCAGAATGTAAATACTGCTTAACATACAAGATCAAACCTCCAGTTACAACAATGAAATGTGAGACAGGAAACATGGAATGTAAAAAAAGCATAACGGCTGATATGATTATCGAAGCTGTGAAAAGTTTTGATATTGAAGATAATAACGCTGATGGTTTTGCTATACCTAAAGAGTTATATAAAGAACTCATGGGAAACAAATATTTAGTTGGATATTCACCAGATGATTCAATAAAACTAGATACAGAATATTTTTATCCGACTAACACACCAGAAGAAAGAGAACAAGCATACAAAGAAATAATAGAAAATGATAAAAACAACAAGGAATAAAATAATGAATGATGATAAAATAATTTACGATATAACAGTATTTAAAGACAGTTCTGTTATAAACAAATATGTTGCTAATAGTAAAGAAGAAATACTAAAAGAAATGAAAAAAGTTATAGAAGAAAACAAAGAATTTGATGAAATCTTAATTTTTGAATTAATAATGGACTAAGGAGTTGATTAATGGCTTGGAAACTACAATTTGACCAAAAGATTCAAGAATATTTTTTGCACGGCAAGGATAATTTACGACGTCTTGAACTCCATCACACAATAATTGAAGAAGCTACAAACAAAAAAGATGTTGTAAATTTACAAGTCGGTGTTGCTCATAACGTAGATCACAAATATGGTGCGAACTGGTTGTCTATTGACTTATATGACAAACGTCCTTGTATTGATTACAATATGGATTTATCAAATCTTAAATTTCCGAGTGATATGTTTAATCTAATAATTTGTAACGCTGTACTAGAACATTGTAAAAATCCTTTTTTATGTGCATCTGAATTATACAGAGTATGCAAACCAGGCGGTAAGATATGGGTTGAAGTTCCGTATGTGCAATATTATCATCCGTTCAAAAACTATAACGAAGAAAGGGACGGCATATTGTGCGATTTGCAAAGCGATTTAAAAGACGACCAGGAACACGGCGGTCATTACTTTAATTTCACCCCTCAAGGGATTACAGAAGTTATGAAACCATTTAAAATGGAAGAAATATTATTGATTAACGAGGGTGGAATAGCTTATTTAGGAGTTAAGGAATGAATAACAAACCACAAAATTTCAAATCAGAATGTGCAAAACTAAGACCTTACTTAGAGAAATATTGTCAGGGATGCGGACTTGATTTAGGTAGCGGAGGCGATAAGATTACTCCATCTGCAATTTCAGTTGATTTAGTCGATCCTTATGCTGATGTTGGTAGTTATCCAGTGCAATTAAAAGGTGATGCAAGATATTTAATATGGTTTAAATCAAATACTCTTGATTACGTTCATTCGAGCCATTTGTTAGAAGATTTCCCGAACACAATAGAGATAATGATCGAATGGTCAAGAGTCCTAAAACAAGGCGGTTATCTAGTTTTAAATTTACCTCACGAGATAAAATATCGTGAACATTGTAAAAAGACAGGACAGCCCTACAACCAACATCATACAATACTTGAAATGAGTGCAGATTATATTAAAAAATGTGCTGAACAAATACCGAATTTAAAATTTATATATAACACAAAAGTTTTATATGATTATAGTTTTGGTATTGTTTTTGAGAAGGTATAAATGAAAGTACACGCAGGTAGCATTATTTTTGTAACTAGATATAATAATGACACAGGAGAATTAGAAGAAAGTACTACGATGTGCGGAAAAAGATATTTAGACGTATTGAAAGATAAAGAATTCATACAGGATGTTGCATCACCTAATTTATTGGAAAAAGTCACATGTAAAGAATGTTTAAGAATACTAAAAAAGGAGAAAAAAATGATTAAATTAGGACAAACTGTCAAAGAAGTAGTTACAGGAATTAAAGGTATAGCAATGGCAAGAACTCAGTATTATACAGGTTGTTCTCATATAGGTATATGTCCTAGAGAGCCAGTGAAAAAAGATGGTAAAATAGAAATTCCAGATTGGGTATGGGTTGATGAAACACGCTGTATTATTATAGATGAAAACATATTGCAACTAGGACAACCTGAAATAAAAGATTCCGTAAGTGGAAGTTTTCCGCACGCACCGAGTAATTAAATGAAAATGTCACAGCGTATAAAAAAATCTGTTCAGGTTCAGGAAGAAAAGAACAAAGATAATAATACAGTTTTTTATGACATAAAAGGATATGAAGGTTATTATAAAATAAATAAAAAAGGTGATGTTATTTCATTGCCAAGACAAGGAGTGAAGGAAGTAAAAACAAAAAAAACAATACTTAGCAAAGATGGATATTTAAAAATATCTTTGAACAAAAAAAGAAAAAAAAGATATACATCAGTACATAGAATTTTAGCAGAAACATTTATACCAAAACCTTATGACAATGATAAATTACAGGTTAATCATAAAAACGGAATAAAACTAGACAACAGATTAGAAAATTTAGAATGGGTAACACAGAGTCAAAATGCTCAACATTCTTTTGATAATGGTTTACAAATACCACTAAAAGGAGAAAAAAATCCAGCTAGCAAATTAACCAAAGAAAAAGTTAGAGAAATTATTTTATTAATAAACAACAAAGAAAAAACAGATAAAGAAATAGCTGAAATATATAATGTTTCAAGAAATGTTATAACAAGCATAGCACAAAATAGAACATGGAAAGAAATAAAAAGAGAAAAAAGAGAATCAAAAACTTTTTATAATAAAGAATTCCAAAAAGAATTAGCGATAAAAAGAAAAAATAATGGTTCTACAAAAGGTTCAAAAAATTATAGATATATAAACTTAGACATAAATAAAATAATAGAATTAAGAAAACAAAAATATAGTCATAGAAAAATAGCTGATATTTTTAATTGTTCATTTACTGTTATAAGGAATAGATTAAAAGAGGTTGGTTTAAAATGATAATTATTTGTGGCTTGCCACGAACTGCCAGCTCGTTCCTATGCCAATGGTTTAAAACCGAAGGGTCACAAATGACTCCGAAATGCTATTCGGATCATTTACCGACTGATTATACGCAACAAAAAAATATTAAATATCAATTATGCGAACCGCTTAGATTAACTCACGAAATGACATTTAACAGAAATTACGTACACGATCAGATAATTGAAGAAATTAATTTTATAGAAAAACACAATGTAAAGTTAGCAGAAGGAAAAGAACAGATATTAAAACTGGCCCCTATGGTTTTTTATAAATACTGTCTGCATAGATTCGATACTGTAATAATATGTATACGTGATCAAGAATCATGGATTCAATCAGCAAAGAATCATGGTACATTTAATTGGATTTATAAAGTAAAGCCTAACTGGATACCGGATAATATTTATTTTCGTATTATAAATTCGATTAATCCAGAACTATTATTTTATGAATATTGGCGTCACGAGAGTAAAAAAACATTAAGTTATTGCGTTAGAAATAAAATTAATTGTCTTATTTATAGATACTCAGACGATGAATCATTTGCAGAACTGCATAAGTTTTTTGGGCTTGAACCTAAGAAGCATGAAGATTACAGTTATTGGTTAAGTAGGCGGTTTTGATTATGGCAAAATGCTATTTCTTCACAGGCTTATCAGGTTCAGGAAAAACAACTCTTGCAAGAGAATTAAACAACCGTATACATGCTGTTTGGTTAGATGGTGACGACATAAGAAACACCCCTATCGTTGAAAATCCGCAAGATTTCAGTTTTGAAGCCAGAGCAAAACATATCAGGCGATTAGGTTATATTGCCAAAATGTTTATTGACCAGAATATAAATGTAATTATAAGTTGTATAGCTCCTGACCGTTCAGTCAGAAACGAAGTAAGAGGATATTTTAAGGCTGATGAATTTGTCGAAATATATGTAAAAACACCGCTTGAAATATGCGAACAAAGAGACTGTAAGGGATTATATAAGCGTGCCAGAAACGGAGAAATACAAGATTTTACAGGTATTGGATCAAGATATGAGGAGCCTTTGAATCCTGAATTTGTTGTTGATTATGAAAAGTTAGAAAAAGGATCAACGATAGGAAGATTACCGCTTGTTATAGCTAGTCAGTTTATAAACGTAATACCAAGACCTATTTGTTTCCTTATCGGACGTTTTCAACCTCTAACACTAGGTCATATTGAATTAATAAACAAAGCACTAGAAACTTATCATGTGATAATAGGTGTTAAATTTACAACAATAAATATGAATAATCCTTTTACACCAAATCAAATAAAAAAACTTATACGTTCAGTATATCCAGATATTGAAATTCAAGTAATACCAGATTTTGATTTCATCGGTCATGGACGTAATACAGGCTATTCAATGAAAATGATTGATGTTGATAATTACATTAAAAATATTTCTGCAACGCATGTAAGAAATTTAATAAGAGAGAATAATCGTTATTGGAAATTATATGTGCCAGAACAAGCTATACCTATTATGGAGGAGGTAATTAAATGCAAGAAATGATAAAACAATCTTTTTTGTGTGTATGTTTAATATGCGGTGTCTTTTTTTTGGTTAAGTCAAATTGCGAAATTAGTATTAAATACATAATCGGATTAATTTTTTTATCGATATACGCAAATATAACATATATGAGAGGTAATTAAATGCAAGTAGTAGCCAGCACCAGACCCAACCGACCTTATCTTAAAAACGCTGATATTATCAGAGTAAATGGAGCTTATATATTTTCTGATGAGTTAATTAAAATGTGCGAGATGTACAGAGACAAACCTTTATTTGTTGACATACCTACAAAAAGAGAAAAAGTTAATATATCAAATATTAACGTAGCTGATGTTATTTCTATATTAAAAACAAAACATGAATTAAATCCAGAGATAAAAGATATAATAGCTTTTTCAAAAGTAGAAACTCATGTTGAATTATTATTAGGTAGTCACTTTCTTGCATGTGCAAAAATAGAATCAATATCAGGTGTATTTGGTATGCATGCAATAGCAAAAGAGGCTGACATTATTTGCATTGACAGAATAGATCTTATGAATGAAATAAAAGACATCAAATCATATTTCGCTTATGAAGATGCAATAATAAATATCGCTCAACAACACAACAAACAAGTTTTTATAGCAAGCGATATTTTACCAACAATGATAAAAGAAAAAAACATAACATTCCCTGAAATGACACAGCTTAAATATTACAGAGATAAAAACATAGACGCTGTAATACTTGCAGAAGAAACGGCAGTCGGTTTTTATCCTTATCACACAATTGATATTGTAAAAAAGATTGTTAAGAAGAAATTAAAGGTACATTTTTCAACAAAAATGACGGAGGTAAGTAATGGCCAAAAAGTATAGGAAAAAACCTGTAGTAATTGAGGCTATAATTGCAGAAAGTGCAAAAACTAATCCTAATAATGTAATTCTCTGGGTTCCAAATGCTTGTCGCAAAGGAAGTGATATTTATATTAAAACCCTAGAAGGTGAAATGTCAGTTAATGAAGGTGATTACGTTATTAAAGGTGTTAATGGGGAATTTTATCCTTGTAAACCTGATATTTTTAAAAAGACTTACGAAGAAGTGATTTAATATAGGAGGTAAACAATGTCATTATTTGACAGTAAAACAAACGATGAAAAAATATGCTACATTTACGATATAGATACAGAAATGTTGCACGAATTAGCCGAAGTAAATGACTACTGGGAAAAAGCTTTAAAGTTTTTTATTGATGTAAAAGATAAAACTATTGATGAATTAACCTCTAGTCAAGTTGACTGGCTAGACCGTATATCAAACGAATATGTAAAACAATGGGAGAGGCTTTGTTAATATGGCACACGCTGAACAAAGACAATTCTGCGAATACGTAAAAAATAAATTTCCTATTTATTTTAAAAATAAGTTAGTGCTAGATTGCGGATCTCTTGATATTAACGGAAATAATAGATATTTATTTACAAAATGTGATTATATCGGTGTTGATGTTATCGCAGGAAAAAACGTAGACGTAATATCTCCGGTGCATCAATTAACATACTGCCCTGAAATTTTTGATGTTATTATATCAACAGAAATGCTTGAGCATGATAAATACTATCAATTAAGCTTGAAAAAAATGATTGGATTATTATTCCCTGGCGGTTTATTATTTTTTACTTGTGCAACAGAAGGAAGACAAGAACACGGAACAACTGACAAACACCCTGCTTGCTCTCCTGGTACATTGGATTATTACAAAAACATAACTGAACAAGATATTAGATTTTGTCTTAATATAGATAAAATCTTCAAGGAATACGAGTTTAAGCTTAATACAGACACACACGATCTTTATTTCTGGGGGATCAAGAAATGATAGTATACAAACCAAAGCCCGGATTTACACATAATCCACTTTTGAATAATATCGGCCGTAACGATGCCTGCCCGTGTGGGTCCGGCAAGAAGTACAAAAAATGCTGCCTCGGCCTAATGATGCGATATATTCCAGTTTATACAGCCGAAAAGATGAAAGGTAAGCCAATCGAGAAACAGATTGATATCTTTACTGAATATGTCAAGGACTTCAATCACGCTAATTCTAAATAACAAACTTGTTGCATATCTGTTATTCTTGTGTTATAATAGTAAATTACAATAAACAAAAAATCGGGGGTGATTGAAAAAATGAAGATCACAAACCAGATAAGAAAACTATCTAGCGACGAAAGGTTTGCCTGCTTGAATTATGTATATCTTGATATGAAACTTTTTGAAAACAAATCAGAGTTTAAAAACTTTTTAAAAAAATTAATAAGGATTTCTTTAAAAAACGATAATTATAATCATCAAAACAACATGGTAGCACGATGTATATATTGCCTAGCTGTAGTATCTCAATATCCCATGATCCCAAAATTAAGATACAGGAGTTAGACATGAAAAATAACAACTTTGAAGACAACAAAAAAGCAAGAATTATCGGAGCATTATTTTATTTATTTATTATTATAATGATATTATTTATATTAATAATTAATAATCCAAAAGCACATGCAGAATTCACAGAGGAACAATATCAGTATCGTATATTATATAATATTGCTCCGACTATTGATAACCAGGAAAAAAGCCTTTTTGAAAATTGCGAATCGCAGTATCAATATGTGCTGTGTATATCATATGACTGGACCGGTGAGATCTGCCGGACAAAGATATATAACGAAAATCTGATATTAACTGAATGTTTGGAGGAAAAAAATAATGAAAACTAAATACATCGAAACAACACAGCCTCACGTCTATTGTGACAAGAATCTTTATCGGGAATACCGAAACAAGCTTAAAGCTCTTGGGAGAGACCTCATGCAATATAACAGGCTTGTTTTTGAACGTGCAATAAAAAAAGAATTAGAGGCTCTTAAAAAATTAGATAATAAAACTGAAAAATTAATATCTGAGTTATAAAAAATAGGCCCGACTAGTTGACGGGCCTTATATAGGTTTATATACGTTTTTGTTTTATTTCTCTATTGAATCAGTTCAAGGCGGTTTTTGTTTTATATATTCAAAAAATATTTTCTTATTCCAAAAAACGGCAGATTCTAACAAAGCACAAATCTCAAGATAATCTTCAACAGACATTAATATATACTTTGAGTCTATCTCAGTATATTTAATTGTTGATTTATCCGCAGCAATAAATAGTTCTTTATCAGGTATAGGCTTATATAACTTAATGCCATCCCATCCACTTTCACCCTGTACCGGCTTTGTTGTAGAGCAACCCGAAACGATAAATAAACATGCCGTAATTATTATTAATCCGGCCATAACCGATAAACTACTTATTGATAATATCTTCAAGAATAGTAATATCCCCTGTTTCATTATATTTTTTCCTTGCTTCTATTAATTTAGTTACCTTAGATTTACCGTCTGTGATGTAATAAATAAGTACCGTAAATAATGACCGGCAAATATCTATAAATTTACCTGCACCCTCTGACTTTATGAAATCTAAAATAGCTTTTATTGTTGTCATTTCTTTACCTATAAATTATTTTTTATCAGTAAAACCATTTATAACATGGTGAAAAGCAATAGATATTGATCCCGTACCTAAGGCCCCTGTAGCAATAATGTTTAAAAATCCAGACCAGGTAAAAGGACTAGGCAAATTCATTATAAGTTCAACTACAGCACCAATAAACATCACAAGTAAAAATTTCCAGTTTCCGAATTTATCGAAAAATGTTTTTAATTTAGTCAACTTTAATATGCCAATGACAACCGTCATTGCGAAAGCAGTTATAATCATCCATCCCGATCCTGCGGTCGGCATTGATGCGAAAAACCAGTTTAAAAAACCTGATGTATCCTCTGGTGGCCCTGAAAAATTTGTATAACCTAAACACATTACAGGAAAAATAATCAATAAAAATAAAATAAATTTTTTCATGCTAAAAACCTCCATTAAAATATTAAAAACCTCCAAAAGTTTTTCTTACATTAAAATTAGGACATGTTTTTTTATCATCTAAATCACAGTGTCCACAAAGTATAAAGTCTCCGTACTTAAGCCGGAGTTCTTTTATTAAAGTCATCAAGGACCCTATCTGTTTATGAGTAAATTCATCAAGTCCTGCAAGGCAAATACTTATACTACAATCATTATAACCTATGCAATGCGCACCTTGAACATTATCATGTCTGCCTTTTTTTATTTCTCCGGATCTTTCAATGTAGTAATGATAACCGATATCAGACCAGCCGTTGCCTCTTGTATCGTAATTTCCCCATTTAATTTCTTCCTCTGGTGATGCTGTATGTAAATGCTTGACAGCATCAAAAGATAATTGTTCTGGCTTATTAGTTGCCGAACAATGTATTACTGCATATTTAATCTTATTCATAATTAACGTAATTATAACACATTTATTTAATAATATATACAGTAATTAATGTAATAAAAACAGCAACAAGGATACCCCATTGAATTTTTATATGACGCCAGACAGATTGTTTTTCGCATGCAGGAATTTTGTTTATTATTTTTTCAAGCTTTTCATTGTTGCTGCTTTGTATTTCATCAAGCTTGCTAAAAGTATAATCGAAGGCATCAAGCGTGTAATTATTCATAGTCGCCTGATCCTTTATCATTAACTTTTTTGTTTCATCACTCAGAAATACTTTGTCTTTTGTCATTTTAAATCCTTATAAAACGAAAGTTGGTTTTTCTTCAAGTTCTGCTTTACCACTAATCCAAGTTGAAGTTGCTGCTACTTCAGCCTCAGCTAAAATATCATCAGTATTAGGATTACAATATGCGCTATTACCTTTTCCTCCTCCATACCAACAATTTATAGGTTGATAGTAAGTTGCAATATTTTTATATATAATTCCAGATGTTGTTATAGTTTGAGTTGAACTATTACTATGAGTTCCTACAATCATTTGCCATATATACCAATTTCCTGACAAAGTTTTAGTAACTTCACCAATAGCTTTAGTAGTGACCCAACTATTAGTACCAGTAACAGTTAAAGTATATTGAGGATTAGGTATATAATGATTCATCAAGATCCAGCTAGTCCCGTCACTTACAATAGTTACGGCTTCATGATAAAAATCTAAACTAGGATTACTAACTCCGTTTATTGTTCCAGTTATTTGTGAGGCTGTATTTGTGCTTACGTTTTTGATTATTGTTATTGGTCTGTTTGTATTATTAGACGCATCCGGCAATGTTATTGCCACTCCTGCGGTATCTATTAATACAGTTCTTACCCTGTCCGTATCTGTTATTACGTAATTTGTTGATTTAGTAACGGCAAGATTGTTTTTCGATTGATCTATTATAGTTGCAAACAATGTAAAATTAGCTAATAGTATAAAACGATCATTTGATGAATCATAGCCAATTTTTACATAATCGTATTGTGTTATATCTCCGGCAGAAAGTGCATTGCCGTCTTGGTCTACAATCGCTTTTGCCGTTAGTCCATCAACAGCAACGGTGCTTGCACCGGTATTAGTATTACCAACCTGAAATATAAATGTCTGTCCGTTCATTAATGCTGTTGCACGTTTTTGGTTTCCGGTCGGCTCTAAAACGTAAGCATCAGCAGCACCGGAATCACCCCTGAAATTACCTTTTGCTACAAGATTTGAAACGGCTTTTGATTGCTGTTCTCTGTCTGTGTCGTCAAATACAAGTTCGGCATCTTCTATTAAATTTTTCTGCTCAAGGTTAAATCCGTTAAGGTCGGCAGCGACTAAATCAGGAGTTGTTCCGTCTACAAATACGCTATCAGTTGCACCCAAATTAATATACCTCTTTTAATATATTACTCGGGATATTTTAATTATAGCATAAAATATTATTTTTCAGTTTTATTTTCTGGATTTTGTACCGGTTTAATGTGCTTTTTATTTCTTACTTCTTTTTTAAGCTCATTAAATACATCAAAATCATGCCCAAATTCAATGATGCCTTGTTCAAGTCCGATTACTATTCGTTTCCGGTTCCCTTGTCCATAAAGGGTTAATTCGATTGCCCTTAATGATTCCCATTCAGCGACTATTGGTTGTCCTTGTTCGTTTGCTAATATCTGCCCTTGATTATTCATTAAAAAACGTCTTGGAGATTTCAAATAGGAATGCTCAGCAACTTTATATTCAATAGGTTCAGCCCCATTAATAGGTATAAAAGTTACCGTATAATAATCCGGAATTTTCATATTTTCTTTTTTAAGAATTACAGGAGATACGCTCATACATATAATATACCACAAATTTAAAAAAATAAAAGGGCGGTCATCCATAGCCACCCCAAATTAAGGAGAAATGCAAAAATAAAGAAACAAGCAATGCATATATATTATACCACAATCAATTTTTAAGAAAATATTAATTTATTAAATATCCTAACTTGTTGATATTATTGTAATAAAAATGTTGCAAATATGTTATTTTTTTGTTGCAAATATATACGGGGTGTGTTACAATGTATATATCAGGTCGAAAAAAGGAGAAAAAAAGATGAATCTAAGAATAGCACATAAAACAAAAAGGATTGAAGATTTACAAATTGATACTACTGACAACCTATACCAAGTGGACAAGAATTATTTTGTAGAAACAATAAAACAAAACGATTACCCAACTGGCAGATACATAGCTTATTTTGACAATGAGTCTGTTGAGTTTGAAGTAAAGGAGGGATGAAGATGATTATTGAAATTAACGAAAAAACACTAGTTGTAAAAGCCAACACAGAAAGTAAACACTGGCAAATAGCAAAGAATGCTTATGCTGGATTGTTACTGCAAGAAGTACACCGATTAATAAATGAAAAAATTTACCGACAGCAAAAAATAGATATGGATATCAAAGAAAAAATCAGAAAAAACAATAACAAAGCATTTTTTGAGGTCGCTTAATTCCCTGAGCCTAGCCGGTACTGCCGGCCTGGTTGAGCGAATTAATAAAAGGAGAAAAAAGATGAAAAAGCAATGCAAAGTATGCGGCAAGACTGTCGATACAAAAACAGCAAAGTTTATTGGCGTACAAGAAGGATATGGTTATGATCTTTATCTATATAACTGCACTTGCAATGGTACTGTATCTTTTAAAATTATGCACAAGAACAACAAAACAGAGGTGTTTTATGCTAGATAAAAAGATAAAAATAGTAAACGATTTATTAGAGTCATGTAACGAATCAATTGAATTTTTAAATGAGAGAAAAGAAATTATAGAAGATGCATTAACAAGCATTAAAAATCATGATCGTGAATTGACGCTTTTAAAATTAAATAAAATAAAAAACAACTTAGATATTCTTGAAAAAGAAATTCAAAAATCGCTCAGTTGTTACAAGGGGTGACAAATAAATGCGTATGTGGATGGTAAATCCTGAGATATTATGCAATGTACATCTCGGTGGAGAATATTGCGAATTTTATAAGCATAGATGGACATTTGAACGCAAATTTAGAAAAGATGGATATATTAAAAATAATTGCTTAGAACCTAAATCAATGCAAGCCAGGCATGACGAATTAGTTATTGAACGCAGGAAAAGAGGTTTAAAAGCAAAGGGCACATTTATAGCACCTGATATTTCTTATTTACCGGAATGGCAACAGAATTATAAAGTAGATGTAAAGAAAAACTTAAAGAAATTACTAGCCAGGTGTGAAAAATGCAGGGAACGATATAATTTGATAATTATTAAAGGAGGTAAATCTTGATGAAAGTTGAAGACATGGAAAAGGCAAACAATCTCATTAAAGAAATTCAGAAGCTTGAGAAAGAGATTGAAGCTATTAAGACACGTAAGTTTAAAAAGATTCAAGCCGTTGAAGACAATTTTGCTGAAAAACTTGCAGAAAAACAAGAACTACTTGAACAGAAAAAGAAAGAATTTGAGGAAATGTAAACGTAACGTAGACCGGGCGGTCTGGGATGGCAGGCCGCCAATTTAAAAAGGAGGAAAGCCATAATGGATAACGTCGTAGAATTAATCTTATGTAAAGTAATAAGAAAAATTAAGTATTTTTTACACATAAACATTAAGTATTTTTTATATAATTCCGATAATTCATTCATGGCAAATTTTATCATGAAGAAATTATTTTTAATGTTAGTTTTAGTTATCGTTGGGGTTGGGTGCGGAAAAGATCCTGTTCAGGTAATTAAGGAATGCGAGATTGATGAAGCTTTTAAATCTCATGCTGAACTGTTTTATAGTTACTCTTATAAACAAGATTGTGTACCTATTAAATTTACAGAAGGATTAAGTCAAGGAACAAATGAAGTCAGGGGAATATGTGATTATGAAAACAAGATTGTAGAGATTAATCCTGATCTTTACAATGAGGCATCTGAACTTAGACAAGAAATGATAATTTTGCATGAACTAGGTCATTGTGTCTTAAACCTTATGCATAATAATACAACTATTTATTTCAGAGATGAAAATAATGAGTTGATAGTCACTGGAATAAGCTTAATGCATGAGTCATTATTTATTGATGAAAGATACTATGAAAAAAACAAAGACAAATATTTATCTGAGTTTTCTACACCTAAAAAAAGAGAAGACGGAGTAATTGAATTTTCATTATAGATAAAGGAAAGGAGTTTTTATGAACAAAAATTTATTAATCAAGATTTTTTTCAGTGTGTCTATGTTGTTTTTTGTTTTTATGATTTCTTTTGCCGTAATGACAGAAAAAAAGAATAACACAATAAAACAAAAGAAAGAAATTAAACATTATTCAGACACAGTTAACGAAGGATATTTTGCGTGTCTGTTAGAAACAGATTATGATACTATTCTTACTTTTTCAGCAAACAAGGATAAGAGAGGTATAAAATCAATGCTAAAGTCAGGTGTTTGTATAATAACAAAAGGTGGTTTAAATTATTCTATAATAGATTCTGGTATCTTTACATATAAAATAAGAATATATACTAATACAGGTGAATATTTAGATTTTTGGGTTCCTTTTGAGGCTATCAAAAACAATAAAAATTAACTAATTAACATGGCCCGGCTATCTGTCGGGTCTTCCTTTTTTATAATGACAATTTTTTTCTTGTAGAGTAATGTTTCTATATGTCCAGTTTAAATAAAGAAACGAGACCAGAACCTACACCTAACGACAACGGTGACAACACAGGAACAAAAGGACGCTAGATTATAAGCATTATTATCATCAAAATAAATGATATTATAAAACCAACAAAAATACTATTAAGTGCCCTATTTATATTTAAACCTATCTTGGCATTAGTTTTTAAATTATTACTTATGCGTTCGTCATATGATAATAATTCACATTCTATCATATATAAAAAATCGTGTTTATTTTCATCTTTTCTGTTTAATAATATTTTTGTAGGACTATTACCGACATGATGGAAACTACCTGTTTTTGTAGCTTTTAACAAAAAGAAAAAACCTATTAAAAAACTAGTAAGTAAGATGAAAGCTATTAATTTTTGTAATATATCAACCGATTCGTTCATGAATATAAAAGAACTTAACCCACCTATAAAAAGAATAAATATATTAAATAATGATGATGCTTTTTTGAATAATCCATCACAAAAATCTGATGTTTGATTTAATCTTAATCTAGCCTCACCAAAAGCAAACATTGCATCTTTTTCGTCTATTGATTTCCAGTCTATTTTTTTATTTTCCATAACTCACCATTATTATATATAGTTTTTTCAATTTATACATATAAAAGTTATTTTAATAATTTTTTGTATAGTGTTTTTGTTTGATTTGTTTTTATCATTTTATCGACGCTGTGCCCTACCCTTTTTATACAGTCTCGTAATTAATCTTATGTAAAGTAAAGTTTTATTATAAACATATTAATAACTTATAATACATAAAGTAACTTGTAAACTATTAACTCAAATTTGTAATAAACAGCTTAAAGTTTATGCAAAAACATAAAGTAAAATATTATGTTTACGATGTAAGTAATTAATATAACACAAGCACCTTGTATAATATAATTACTTGATTCTAATTATGAAACGACAAGGTATACTCCTTGGCTGTATGCTCTGTGTTGTTGATAACTGATTGTCTGTACCAGGTGTCGCACCAGTTGATGTATCAGAAAAAGTATGTGTATGTACAGTACAAACAGAAACACCGCCTGATGAAGTAACTAAAACCGATGCTTCACCCGAACTTGTTGTGCCAGATACATCATGGGTATGACTATCAACAGTATGACTATGCTCCAAGTCAACCGTATGCCCTGCGTTACCGACCGGACTAACAGACCATAACGCAGTATCAATATCTTCCCCTCCGTCAGTACCGAATCCTACTAAGTACCGCCCGGATAAATCAGTTAACGTTTCACCGTTTAGTGGACTATCAGAATCACTTAATACTGAACCATCCATGTAAGCCCAGTAGTTAGAATCAAAAGCAACCGCATCATTATAATCCATAAATGGAATTACCGTACCGACTGGCACTACAAGAGATAACAAAGAACCTCTATTTACAAGCCGCCACTCATCTGACCCAGATATATAAATTATAGTTACGATTTCACCAGCTACTAACTCACTACCTACAAGAGCCGATCCGTCCCAATTTTTTAAATTCTTAGCACCCAACGAATTAACATTTACCGTACTTGCTCCGGTATTTGTAGCAGGTACTACAAACCTTATTTGCGCTCCGTTTATAAGTGACGGTATACCGTAAAAATCACCCACAGGATTAGCAGCATACGTATTAGCAGAGCCAGAGCCAGTATAGAAATTACCAACAGAAGAATACGCAGAAACCGCCTCGCCTGTCTGGTCATGGTCTTCGTCATCTAATGTCATTCCCACACTTTCAATTAAATTATTGTTCTCTAACTTAAAACCGTTTAAATCTTCTGCCGCACAAGTCGGAGTCTCTCCGTTTACCCATTCTTTTTCTGAACCTGCCATATTTTTAATCCTCCATTAATTTACATACTATGCGGAATACTGTACGGCAAATGCTCGTCGTAAACCACGCTTGTATCTATTTCTAAAACACCGACATTAATCGGTAGTAATTTAGTAAAAAAATCAATTATCCCTGCAATATCTGTATCGCTATAATCAGCCTCTATTGCTACCATGAATTTTGATGTCAATGCACTTTGTGGAATAAACGGAACGTCATACGGAGGGAATCTATAATTTTCCATATTATAAAACGTAACATCAAAATCAAGTCTGTCTGCAATGTCCTGAAATTCATCTATTCCGATTAAATTTAATCCTGATTTTTTAAGTAAGATATTATTACGTCTTTCTGCCAGTGTTCCGGCAATATCAATTGTTTCATCAGGTAAACCAAATTCAGACTCCCATCGTGTGATCAATGTTTCTGTTGTTTCAACTCCAAGTTCATCAATTACTTTTGACCAGTCTGATTCTATCAAGACAAAATACATTGCAACAGCTTTCCACCATTTATAATGATTTGTAGTGCTATCGTATTTATCCTTCATGAGATAACCACGAGGCATTAAATCAAGAAATTTTCTTGCGTGCTGGTCTGCGTTATGTTTCTGTCCTGTACTCATATATTAAATAACCTCATTTATAAAACAACCTCATATATAAATTAAATACTCCACGTAGTGCCGTCATAAGTTGATAATTCATCATCGTCAGGGTCGATATCTCCTGACGGTGAATCTAATGTAAATGTACTTACTCTTTCTAAAGTGCTTGGATCTACTGTATTTGCTATTACTCCTAAATAAGCAGCCTCGGTAATTGTTTCTCCAACTTCTGAACGTTCTAAAAATAAAGCCTCCAAATTTGCCTCAATTGCTGCCCTCATTGTAGATGTATCAGGATCTAAAGCACTGAACGTAAAAGCAATTGCATTTTCGCTAGGTGCTGAAACTATTATAATTGTAAAATCACAATTTATTGGTAAATAAGGTTCAAAAAAAGCTTTAGCAGTTGTTATTTCTCCTGCACTTGGTATTCCGTTATCTTCTTTTACAAGATATATAGTTGCATTTCCAACAGCAGGGGTGACACGTTTTATAAAAACTCTTTTTACCCAGGATAAAGTTAGAAATCTAGCTTCAACTTCTGCAGAATTAAAAAAGGATGATGGGTTTTTCTTTCTTTGTTGTAGTCTTGGTCTTAAATCTGTGTCACTTTCTTCATCTGTTCCACCTGTTATTTCTGTATATACAACAACAGCCTCGTTATCTATGTTTTCTAATGATGCACCAATTGTAAGAACTTCACCAGAACCAAGATTATAATCTTCTCCGAACCCATCACTTGTTACAGCAACAACAGCATTACTATATGTAGATATACCTGAATCAGATCCCGATCCCGCTATATCAGCAGTATATGATAATGTTGTTGCAGATAATACACTGACTTCAAAATCTCCATTAAGTTCAGAATTGCTCATCCCTGATACTGTTATTTCCTGACCTGTTCCTAATCCATGAGCAACCAATGTTTTATGATCTTCATCAGAATAAAAAGTTAATGTAACAACTCCATCGTCATAAGCTGCTACAACATAATACGATTTTTCGCTAATATCAGTATCGGTATCAACGGTATAAACTAAAGAGTTAATAATAAATTCTGTGCCTAACGGGACGGTTTCCCCTGCCGTACCCATGACGCTGATATTTCCTTTTGCTACCGTTGCAGAATTTCTTGTAATACCATAATCTGCACATTCTCTTTCAAGATAAATACCGGTTCTTGTATCGTCAAACATCTGATCGATAAATGCTTCAACCTGTTTATAGTAATCCCATACACGGCCAGCAAACGATACCAGTATTGCTTTTGTTAAAGAATTTTTCTTAAAAGGATTTGCTTTTGTGATTAAAGACTTAACATCATTTGCAAGTTTAGTATAAATACCAGTTATATTTGACGGAAGATTAAGTGACATATATCCCTCGCTTAAAAATTCAAACTCGGGATAAATCTATTATAACATATATTAAAAATCAGTGTTAAGCCATAATTGATATGTATAATTATCCGTGATACCATTCGGTTTACTAATTGCTATATCAAGCTGAATTTCCTCATCCGTGAAAGATGCATCTGTATTGACCTCTGTGGCATATCCTTTATCAATAAGCCATTGCAGGGCAGTATTGCAATATTCAGTTCCGAGATTTAATTTATCCTGGGTTTTCCTGCCGTTAACAAGCCAAAGATGTGAAAATTGCATACCCGTGATATTTACAAATAAGTATCCTCCACGTTTAAACGGTTGCGGAACCTGTTCCTCTGTTGCCCTTTCGTTCAGAAATAAACTCATTAATATTGCGGTTTCAAGTCCGTCATCTTGAACGAGATCGCCGGAATCGTCGTCAAAATTAATATCAAAGACTCCGTCTGTTTCGACAATTTTTATTTCACCTGATAATTCACTCATTAACTTGGGACCTCCGTCTCTGCTTCGGTATTGCCTCCGCTATCTGCGGCTTGTGCGTGCGTATGTGTTTTTAAACTTATTCCATCTGCCACAACATCGCCACCGGTCACTATTATATCACAATCTGTGGTTACTTGGTTTGCAGAAATAATAACATCTTTTTCAGTCGTTATATTTATGTTGCCATCTTCATCAAATTTTATTACTGACCTGACCTTAAAATTCCCGGTAACAAACTCGCCCTCTTTTAAATTTTTTGTCCTATCAAAAGCAGATAAAGGAATTATAAATCTGTTTGCTTCATCTCCGTTTATGCAAAACAAAAGGCATGGTGAATCTTTTGGAGGCGATCCGTGTGTTCCGTATTGTTCACAAATAAGAGCATCAACAAGTTTTTCAAGATAGGTTATTTGAACATATGGAAACAAACTATCGTCTTTCATTTCCTTTTTTGTTTTTGCCAGTTTAATCGTCATATTTATAATCCTAATTGAGAAAAAATATCATCTTTTTTATTAAAAGAGTTTTCGATCGCTTTCTGCTGTTCTTCAAGAGTAAATGCGTCACGATTTACAAGTGTTATGTCGGTGAAAGTGCCATCTAGTGACTTAATATATCTGCACGACTTTATCAATAGTTCAGCATCAATACCAAACCTTTCATCAATGACTTGAATTAAATTATTAGGCTCTATTAACGTAGTCCCTTTTGCATCAAGATAAAAACCTCTAATCCTGCAATTATACTGGAATCCTTTTACACGCCTTATATTTGATTCCCATTTTGCCCGGTCTGAGTTTGTCTGTAAATCACTTGATATGTCAGAATTTATAACCATTATTCGGCCTGATCTTATATTTAAATCCTGTGCTATGCTTTTTTTTGAAACTGTAGAATCATTAAATAACTGGTCTATGGGATTTCCCTGCGAGATAACAATATATTCCCTGAATCTTGAAGCGTCATTATCTTCAAAATCAGAACGCAATATATTATTTTCAGTACCTCCGATTTCTTTTTTTAAAATTGTTGTATATTTACCTGACCCTGCCCGTGTTAATATAACATCACCGTCGGAGTTACTTGTTATTA